GCAGATGTCATACCTAGTCTGCAGCTCTGAGGTCAGTGATTAAACAGTTCCAAAGGGTAGGAACAGTGTTGCTGACAGGAAACTATGGATAACATTGGCGAAGGTATAAAATGAGCAGACTGAAAGATATCTGTTCATTCTACAGTTGTGTGACACTGGTTTACAACACAAAGTTACACAATTTAACAACAGAAAGGAGTGTCTGACATGGTATATGTGTTAGGACAGGACGGACATCCGCTTATGCCGACATGCAGGCACGGTAAAGTCAAAAGGATGTTAAAGTCCGGGATGGCAAAAGTAGTAAAGAAATGTCCGTTTACCATACAGTTACAGTATGAGAGCACGACTCATACAAAGAATATAAATCTTGGCATTGATGCAGGAAGTAAAACAATTGGAGTTTCTGCAACGACTGAATCAAAAGTATTATACGAGTCTGAGGTTGTTCTAAGGAATGACATCGTGGAACTGCTTTCCGGAAGACGAGCCTTAAGACGCAGCCGCAGGAACCGAAAGACCAGGTATAGAAAACCTCGTCTTGATAACCGAAGAAGACCGGATGGGTGGCTCGCTCCGAGTATCAGGCAGAAGATCAAGACTCATGTCACAGTTGTGGAAAACGTAATGAAGATTCTTCCTGTGACAAAGATTATCGTCGAGACTGCCAGTTTTGACATCCAAAAGATCAAAAATCCGGAGATCGAAGGCGCTGAATACCAGTACGGAGAACAGCTTGATTTCTGGAATGTTCGGGAATATGTATTATTCCGGGATGGACACACCTGTCAGTGCTGTAAAGGGAAATCAAAAGATAATATCTTAAACGTACATCACATTGAAAGCAGAAAGACCGGTGGGAATGCACCGAACAATCTCATTACGTTGTGTGAAACCTGTCACAAAGCTTATCACAAAGGCGTCATCACACTGCCAAAGGAGATACATCGTGGTATGAGATTCCGTGACGCAGCTTTTATGGGTATCATGCGATGGGCGTTCTATGACAGGTTAAAAGAACTGTATACTCCATTTGGCGTCGAAGTAATCAATACCTATGGATATATCACAAAGAACACACGTATTGAACATGGATTACCGAAAGAACATTATGTCGATGCAAGGTGTATCAGTGGTAACCCGGCAGCAAAACCTTTAGGTCATTATTATTTCCAGAAGAAAGTCCGCTGCCACAACAGACAGATACATAAGAATACCATCCTTAAAGGCGGAATCCGGAAACGCAACCAGGCTGCATATCTGGTGAATGGATACCGGTTATTTGACAAAGTAAAGTATCAGAACCAGGAATACTTTATATTCGGCAGGAGAAGCAGTGGTTTCTTCGATATCCGTACTTTGGATGGTACGAAAGTCAATAAAGGAAGTATCAGTTGTAAGAAGTTACAGCTGGTCGAAAAATCAAAGCACTATTTAACAGAACAAAGAAAGGTAGCGGCATAGCCAGGAGTGCTCCTCCCATGACTGATATAATAGAACTAGCATTCTATTATCATGAGTCGCGGGTCTCCGAATATGGCTAGTTAAAGGTATTAAGATGAATAGAGGATCTTTAAAACCAACTGAACTGATTGAGAAGGATGAGAACAAAGAGCAGCAGACGGATTTCGAAGCCAACACTCGTCCCCCGAGGTTTCATAGACCTACCGTCCGGATGGATTCTAAGGTAACCCAGACATACGGGGACCAAATAGCGGATCCGGCGTTAAAGAACCAGCCTCTGCGTGCTCATAAAGTCGGCGAAAATAATGGAGATGTTATATTAAGGACCGAAAAAGAAGCACGCGTTATACTGGTTCCGAAACAAGAGATTACGACTTATGAGAGAACGGGACAGCCAACGATACTGACCGTGTTTCTGGTTATTGTTATCATGATTCTTGGAGTTCTATTGTTTTTGTAAGCGTTGTCATGGTAGACGATCGTCGTACATGTCGGTCTCTTTTGTTTTTGTCTTCCATCTCGTATCCCATATTTAGTACATAACAAATAAACGTATTCAAAGAAAAGGAGACGAAACATGAACATTTACAACAATTTTGGATTTGGAAACAGCGCAGAGAGAATCAAAAACATGGAAAGAGAGATTTTCGTGAACATGACTCAGACCAAGTATGCCTTAGATATCAAGGACAGCATCGACAGAACAAAGGTATACGATTCGAGTGCACTGATTTATCCAGAACGTGGATCTTTGCAAACCGAGTTTGTTTTCGAGCAGACGGATTCTGTATCTGCAGTTTTTAAATATGCAGACAAGAACACAGCAATCCTGAATTTTGCAAACTTCACAACACCTGGTGGCGGATTCATTTACGGAGCCATGGCTCAGGAAGAAGCATTGTGTCTGGAAAGCACTTTGTATCCGGTTATTAGCGATCGAAAACTTGAATCCTACTACTTCGCGAACAAACGCGCATTATCATCAGTAGGATGCCTTTATAGTAATCGCGCTTTATACTCACCGGGCATTGTCTTTTTCCGTGATGAAGAAGGAGAGGAGAAACGTTGCGATGTGATCACTTGCGCAGCACCAAACGCAACCGAATACCTGGCAGCAGGTGGTAGTCAGAAGATGAATGGAAATGCATTGTTGGACCGCATGACTTTCATTCTTGACATAGCAGTCAAAAACGGAGTTAAAACATTGATCCTTGGCGCATTCGGGTGTGGTGTTTTCGGACAGAATCCGGAAACTTTGGGAGCTCTGTATAATTATCTGTTGACAGATAAATACAAGGGAGCATTCGAGCGGGTCGTTTTCGCAGTCATTGATGAAAAAACATTACGACCTTTAGAATCAGGTTTTTGCAGCAGATAGGAGGCATTTATATGTCAGGAATCGTGGAAAACGAAACAAGACCAGATGAAGCATTAGACCGAAGAGACGCTGTGGCAGGAAAATTGCATCGACGCCGAAAACAGTTAGCTTCCGTTTATTCAGGCATCGAAACAAAGTCATTACCAGAACCTGTAATCTATACAGATGATGCCTATGCTACAAAGCAGATTGAAAGGGCGGAAATTGAGGATGAGGATAAGGTAGTTTGTCAAGATATGGAACTTATTTTGTAACTCATTCTAATTTAGACAACCGCATACTAAAACAAAGAGAAAGAGACTTGGGTAACCTGGTCTCTTTTTGTGTGCTTTGATTTCTCACATATTTAGGATAACAAAATAAATGACAAATAAAAGGAGGAAACAAATATGTTAGAACTAAAAGGAAAATACGGAGATGCGAAAGTATTTACGGACAACATCGATCAGGAGACGATCAGTCAGGTAATCGGATTGTTGAACCAGCCGTATGCTGCCGAAAGTAAGATCCGGATCATGCCGGACTGTCATGCAGGCAGCGGATGTGTAATCGGGACTACAATGACGTTAACAGACAAGGTAGTGCCAAATTTAGTAGGCGTCGATATTGGGTGCGGAATGTATGCATTGCAGCTTGAGGAAACAGACATTGACCTCTCGTTATTGGATGCTGCAATTAACCAGTATGTACCAGCTGGATTCAATATCCATGAACACCCGATCGCAACTTCCAATGTAGACAAAGTTTTGGCGCCGGTGAATGTAGAAAAAGCAATGTGTTCTCTTGGGACGCTCGGTGGTGGGAATCATTTCATTGAGGTCGACAGAGACACGAATGGCAATCTTTGGCTTGTAATTCATACCGGATCCAGACATCTTGGTGTCGAAATCTGCAACTATTATCAGGAGCTCGGATATAAGGCACTGAAGGCAAGCGGATCTGAAGAAAAGATCCAGGAGATTGTAGCCAGATTAAAAGCAGAAGGCAGACCATCAGAAATCGAAAGTGAGATCAAGAAATTCTGGGCACAAAAACCTTCGATTCCAAAAGAGTTATCCTATGTGACCGGTAAGATTTTCGATGATTATCTGCATGATATGGAACTGGCTCAGGAACACGCATGGATAAACCGGGAAGTAATTGCAATCCAGATCCTCCAGGCTATGGATCTGCATGTAACGGATTCGTTTCAGACAGTGCACAATTACATTGACACAAAGAATCGAATCCTGCGTAAAGGATCCATTTCAGCGCAATCAGGAGAAAAAGTATTAATTCCACTTAACATGCGTGACGGTTCGCTTATCTGCATCGGGCAAGGAAATCCAGACTGGAATTATTCAGCACCACATGGAGCTGGACGTATTCTTTCGAGATCCAAAGCGAAGGATGCTGTTTCGATGGATGATTTTAAGGATTCGATGTCTGGCATCTATTCAACTTCAGTTACAGAATCAACCATCGACGAATCGCCATTCGTATACAAACCAATGGATGAAATCATGGGAAACATCAAGGATACGGTTGAGATCGTAGAGAGGATTACTCCTATTTACAACTTCAAAGCACACTAATTGAGGAACAGGAAAAGGATAAGAGATAATTCTTGTCCTTTTCTTTTTGTCCACGATTCGTAATCTATGCAATATGCACAATGATTTTGTTGCAGTTTCAGCATTGTGCACAACATTTCGATTACTCTGTCTGCTCGTAGCCCATATTTAGAGGGAATAAAAACAGCGATAAAAGGAAAGGAGAACTTTATGAAAAACTTAGCTGTTAAGTACCTCTGTACAGGTATTGTAACTTTTGTAACCTTATGTGGAGGTATGAGTGTGTCAGCTCAGAATCTTGTGGTCCAGAACCCAGGAGTTTTGGTTACTAAACCTGCAGGTATAACATCAGTCCTGACACCAGAAAGATCTATACATACGGACGCTGGAATCACAGCCAGTCTCAGGAACGCACGAGATGAGGCTATGGTTACAAGACATAAAGCAGATGTTGTAAAGTCTGCAAACGGAGAGTCTGAAGAAGTAGTAGCAGAATCAGATTCTGTTTCCGTTTCGAGTGTTGCCGAATCTTCGGTCCCAGAAGGATCTGAAGTAAATTCCGAAAACCTAGAAAACGGAACCGAGACAGAGGCAACGGAACAACCGGAAACGTACGAAGTGATCAAAGAATATCCGATTACAGATGGAAATACAACAAAAACAGTACTTCCATATAAAGCATTCGGAAAGAACACCAATCAGGCGAAACTACAGTCGTTATGCCAGACAAACGAAGTCGGACTCAGAGTATACGACGGACGGTTTACGATTGCGATTGGAACTTATTTTAATACAGCAGTTGGTCAGTATTTTGACCTGGTGTTAGAAAACGGAACCGTGATTCCGTGTATCATGGGTGACCTGAAAGCGGACATTCATACAGATTCCAGAGGTTTGTTTACGGAAGCTTCCGGATGTATGACAGAGTTCATTGTTGACCGAACGTACCTGCCCAATAAGAATTCCGCCACATACTGTTACGAGGAATGGAACAGTAAAGTAGTCAACGTCATCGTTTACAACAAGTTTGTAAACCTTGACTAGAAAACTGAATAATGAAAACGAAGATACCCTGCTTACAACAAGTGGGGTATTTCTTTTTTTTTGTGTTTTCGTTGACGAGTTTTCGAAATTATGAGCCTTATAATATATAAAAAAAAGAAAGGAAAATAAGCAATGGGAGCAGATATGTGGATGTTTGTGGAACATAAAGATTTAGACACAAACAAATGGAATCTAGTAAAAAACACAGATTGGAGAAATAACATGGTTCCAATCAATAGGAATACTGGCTTGTTTCACATTTTATGTGGATATCATAATAAAAATGGTTTCGATGAACTTTCAATAATTTCTTCATACAAAGGATTACCTTCTGATATGGATGAAGAAACAGCATTTTTGTTAGAAGATTTATCGTATACATCATATCTATCGTTAGAAGAAATACAGAATTTTGATTGGAATAAAGAAGTGTATTATTTCGAAGAAGAATGCAAGTATTCTGAAATTGCCGGGGATTTCTTTACTAAAATTATTCCTTATCTTTGTACAATTGATTGTAATTATAAAAATGTTCGAATTGTGTTTGGACTAAGCTTATAACAAACTAGAAAACTGAATAACGAAAACGAAGATACCCTGCTTACAACAAGTGGGGTATTTTCTTTTTGTGTTTTCGTTGACGAGTTTTCGAAATTGTGAGCCTTATTATGTATAGAATTCAAACATTTGCATTTTGCAAACTGTGTAGCTATAATGGAAATTATGACACAAAAGAAAGGAAAGAAAAATGTTATGAAAATGAAAAGATACTTATGTTTTTCGCTTGCAGGCTTGATGTTACTGTCATCTGGATGCGGATCAAAAGGAAAAGAAAGTAAAGCAGATCAGGCAGGCATCGAAAAGGAGGTAACCGAAACAAAGGCAAGCGAAGAAGCGGAAACCGAAACAGAGACACAAGAAGTGGAACCAGACATGCTGCCAGCCGGATTCCAATTTGAGATAGAACCGGATAAAGGGTTTGAAAACTACGAGGTCCATTCTCTTTATGATCCAGAACCAAACTCTGATCACAGTGTAGATTTATTCAGTTACAGTCATATGTATGTAACTTATGAACGATTTTCAAATTACAACGCAGTAGATACGTCTTCTGGTATTATAATAAGTTCAAATGATCCGGATTTCGAGCCATATACGATTGATATCGGTAACACTGTAGAAGACATGAATCTGGAGCTTCCAAAAGAGCTCGGATTAAAAAGCACAAAGACATGGGTAAGCGATTCCAACCCTACCGGCGAGGTTAAGATTACAGATGAAGATTTTAAAGTCGATACGGTGGAATACGCTCCGGTTTTGAGTGTAAAAGCAATAAGATCGATGTTATATAATGATTCGGATATATCTGATACTTTCCCAGGAGTTACACAGGAGACGTTACCACAATTCGTTGCGACTGAGGAGTTAAGTAATGTAAAACTTGATTGGAATGAAAATAATGAGATCAATGAAATTACAGTAAGACATATTGAGAACCAAAGTCTCATTAATCATAATGTTCAGACCTTTGTAAATGTATACGGATTAGAGTTCGACTACAAAACAACATTAGAAGACTGTCTGAAAACGTGGGGAGTTCCTTATTATCGTGAAAATTACACTTTCTGGTGGAAAACAGATAAAGAAACATTCATCAAAATAGAATTCAAAGCGTCCTCAGAATTGCAAGCAACAAAACTTTCCGCTGATTACGGACCTATGTTGTATGTTGCAACAACAGATATTCCAGATTTCGATCATTATATGGACTTATGGCTTGCAGATAGACAAGACCCAATCGAGTTAGATCTTTCTCCTATCTACGAGTCTACAGAAGAAACAACTGAGACTACTGAGCAAACTGAATAATCGAACCCAAAACAAACAAGAACTCAGATCTGGATCACAGGCATCTGGGTTCTTTTTGTATGTTTGCGATTGTCTTGAGCTCATCATTGCTGGATCGTTGGTTTGTTTCCGGTTCTTTTCGTTTCCTTTGTCCGTGTTCGATCCATATTTATATTGTTACTCGTAAACAATTTATTTTGAACACAGAGAAAGGAAACGAAATATTATGAAACGAAAAGCAGTGAGTTGTCTGCTTGTTCTGGCTGCGTTGGTAACGATGATTCCTACGATTCCAACAATGGCAGCCGAAAACCCGGACAACACAACACCGTCGACGCAGACTACAACGGAAACTGGTACTCAGAATTCTGTTGTTAAATATGACCAGGAGTCTGCGTTTACTGTTACAATACCAAAATCAATCGCTTTAAGCAGCAGTAAATCTGCAGAATACACGGTCAAAGTACATGGAGATGTTATAGGAAATGAAATCATTACGGTTACTCCAGATGCATCCGTGATATTATCCGACTCTAACGGCAAGGATCCTGTTACAGGCGACATCTCGCAAGAGAAGACAGAATTTTCGTCCACAGAAGTGAACGCACGTTCGGGGGGGGTACGGCGACTGGCAGTATATTAGCAAATAACCTTACTTCCGGAGACTGGTCAGGTAATTTTAAGTTTGTGATCGGAACAAACCAGATTGGTAATGGAATTGCGATCACGAGTGAAAATCTTGCAGCATATGGAATTGAGATAACTGGAGATGTTGTGATTCCGGAATATGTGACGGATGATGATAATACAAGGCATACGGTAACCAGCATTGGCGATTATGCATTCCGTGATTGTAATGAGATGACGAGTGTCGCGATCGCTGACTCCGTTACCGAAATTGGAACTGGAGCGTTTGTAAACTGTTCGAAGCTGTCGAAAGCAGCCGTTCCAAATTCTGTGAGATCAATAGGAAATAGTGCTTTCGATGGATGTACCAGTTTATCATCGATCTCATACAACGGGAACGAATATGATTTATCAAACATCGTACCTGCGTTTGTAGAAAATGGAGTATCTGTTGGTTCTCATGTATTTGAACATTCCTATAGAGAACCGGTGTACACCTGGTCTGAGAATAATTCTACATGCATGGCAACAAAAACATGTTCAGAGTGTCATGACGTTGTAACAGAAACAGCTGATGTTAGTACGAAAACGACAGATGCTACATGTACAAACGAAGGACTAAATACTTATACTGCAACTTTTAAGAATTCAGATTTTGAGACGCAGACAAAGACAAGCAAGATATCAGCGAAAGGTCATAAATCGGTGTCTGCAAACAACGCGGTTGCAGCAACCTGTACCACGGACGGTAAAGAATCTGATACGGTATGTTCAGTTTGTGGTGTAACACTGGCAACCGGAAAGACGATCGCGAAAACCGGACATAAATATGGAACACCAACTTATACTTGGTCTAAAGATGGAAAGACATGTATTGCGAAACGTGTGTGTGCAAACAATGGTACACATATTGAAACAGAGAACGGAACTATTACAAATAAAGTGAAAACACCGGCGACATACACAACAAAAGGAACTACAACTTATACAGCAACATTTAAGAATACTGCATTTAAAGCCCAAACGAAAGATATTCAGAATATTCCTGTATTAGAAAAGTTAACAGGTTCTGTTGTTTTATCAGCAACAAGCGGTACGATTAGTTATCCCGCAGCAGGATCTTTTACGATTACAAGTAATAAAAGTAATGGAACTTTAAGTGTAAAATCATCTGATCCAAACGTAGCAACAGCTGCGCTTGATGGAAATACTGTAACTGTAATACCAGGAACGACTGCCGGATCTGCAGTTATAACTGTAACAAGTGCAGCAACAACTAGTTATAAAGCGGCTAGTGCAAATTATAATGTTACGGTTAAATCTGGAACATTACCAATAACTGCAAAAGCATATTCAGGAACCTATGACGGAAAGGCACATTCAGCATCGGTAACTTCATCTGTATCTGGAGTTACTTTTAAATACGGAACAGTAAAAGGTACATATAATTTGAGCTCAATGCCTACGTATACAAATGCAGGTACATATGTTGTTTACTATCAAGCAACAAAAGCTGGATACACAACATTTGAGGGCAGCGTTAAAACTGTTATTCAGAAAAAAGCGACAACAACATCATTAAGCAGCGCGAATGGTGTTCTTTACGTCACGACAACAGGTAACGGCACAATTACTGCACAAAGTTCAGATTCTAATATTATTGAATCTGTAACTGTAAATGACAAGACAATAACATACACACCAAAACAATACGGAAATGCAGGAACAGCGACTATTACTGTAACGGTTGGAGAAACCATGAATTACAAAGCATCGAGTGCTACTTGTAAGATCACTGTAAGTGATAGATTGATCAATAATAGTAGTTTAAGTTATTGGCATCCAGCTTATGAATACGAATTTGGTTATCTGAACGAATCAGGTCAATATGTTGTTGATAGTGGATCTACATGGCATTGTATGTCTCTTATCCCGGTAACGACTTCTGGATACTATTATATAGTTGGATATAGTGGTGGAGCTCCAAGATTTTGTTTATATAATGATAACAATCGAAATAGTTTGTATCAATCATTTAAAATCTCAGGTGGTTATTACACTTATATTCCAGCAGGTAAGTATCTCGGAACAATGATAACCAGAGACGGAAGCGTTAACGAGCTTGATCTAAGATTGGTTACCGTAACAAATTAAACTGTATATTCAGAAACGGAAAAAGAGCTCAATTTTAGGCTCTTTTTCTTGTTTCCGGTTCTTGTTCGTTTCCTCTGCTCGTGTTCAGACCATATTTATCTTGTTACTCGTAAACAATTTATACTGAACACAAAGAAAGGAAACGAAATATTATGAAACGAAAAGCAGTGAGTTGTATGCTTGTTCTGGCTGCGTTGATAACGATGACGCCTACGATTCCAACAATGGCAGCCGAAAACCCGGACAACACAATACAGGAAACAACAACGACAGGAACTCAGGGAGCTACTGTTATATATGAACAGGATTCCGCTTTTACCGTCACCATTCCAAAGACGATCACATTAGGACAGAACAAGAGTGCAACCTATGACGTCAAAGTAAAGGGTGATATTTCCGGGAATGAGACAGTTACCGTTACACCTGATGCAACCCTGCAACTGACGGATTCGAATGGAAAGGCTGCGGTCACTGGAACGATCACTCAGGATATTACAGAGTTTGCAGCCGATCAAGTGAATCTTCCGGATGGGAGCAGCACGACAGGTAACATTGTAGCAAACGAACTTACGTCTGGAGATTGGAGTGGCAATTTTGAGTTTGCGGTTGGAATTGAAAGTTATGGGAGTAATCTTAATGAATTTAATTTAGCTGATTACCAAACATATGGAATTGAAGAGACAGTCAATGTCGTGATTCCGACATATGTAACAGACACAAAAGGAGTCAAACACAAAATAACTGGAATGAGGTTTTCTGGACCTGTTTATAATCCGATAGGTAGTAGTATTATAGAAACTATTGTGCTTCCAGACAGTGTTACAACAATTGGAACCGGATCTTTTTGTCACTGGACCAGTTTGAAAAATATTACGATTCCTGATAGTGTCACAAGTATTGGAGGTAGTGCATTTTCTGGATGTTCTAGTCTTACAAATATTACGATTCCAGATCAAGTAACAGAGTTAAGTTCTTATGCATTTAGTGGTTGTACCTCGTTAACGAATATTACGATTCCAAATAGTGTACAAAAAATAAATAATTCTGTATTTTTTAACTGTACCTCGTTAACGACTGTGACTCTTCCAGATCAAGTGAGTAATATATTGTCTGGTTCATTTTCGAACTGCACATCGTTAACGACTATCACATATAAAGGCGTTTCGTATACCAGCAGATCCGCCTTAGAAACAGCTCTAAAAAACAATAATGTAACAATAGACAGCAGCGTTTTTAAAAGCACAGGTCTCACAAACTAAAACCCTTTCTTCAATAAGACAAAAACAAAGACTGACTCATCTCAAGTCAGTCTTTTTGTCTTCGCATTCGTTTTCAATTCATATTCATCTTCTTTTGCTCTCGCTTACTCAATCACCAGTCATTAACCATAGATCAGCCAATCATTGTGGCGGATTGCATACGCTGCATGGCGATAAACCCATAGCTTTTGCCTCATCCAGTGTCACTTCCCTGTCGCTCTTTAAATAGCGGCACCCAGCGTTATGATACTTACTGCCGGTGTCAGTAATATGTACGATCACAGAACCATTGATTGTGGTATCCGCTGGCGTTGGTGCCGGAGGTTCCTGTACTGTTGTATTGTTATCCGTTTGTGCGGGTGCTGGAGTAGCAGCCTGTGTTTCGTTTGATGCACTTCCTGAATTCGTATTATTGCTGCCTGATGATGCACCCTTACTGCTTGATTTCTTTGTGTCTGAGTTTTTGGTAGTCTGTTCCGGAGTTGTTCCGTCTAATGCACTGTCTCCGGTTGCATAGTCAATTGTGATGCCAGGCTGTACATTATAGCAGTAGACATTGAATAGGATTCCGCCTCCATTGTCTTCAACGGATTTAGCTTCCATCAGAACTCCACTTGCAACCAGATTGTTTCCATCAAACATAGGTGTGACACGATATAAGACATGGTTATTCGTTTCTTTCACATAGTCAGCTACCATGTTCTCAAATGGAAGCATTCCTTCTGTATTTAAGTATCGTGTTCCGGTAATCAGGTTCTTTGTATTCGCATTTTCAGCAGATAACTGATATCCGATCAAATGACAACGGTTATAAAGATATTTTCCGCTCACAATATCATATTTTACAGTATGCCATCCACTAGGCTTGACCTGACCGATTGCGCCTCTTTCTTCCGTTGGCATGATCTCGGTACAAACATTGGCGTAAGCAACACCGCAACGACTAAGGTTGTCAAGATTGCTGTATGTTTCAAATGCAGTAGTCGTCATGTCGTTATCGGTAAAGAATGGCACATTATTATTGACTGCAACATAAGGACTACCAGAGTATGCCGGAATATCTGATAACGAAACTGACATAGCAGTGCTTGTTGTATTCTTGCTGGTTGTAGTTTTCTGATCCTTGATTGCTGTTTCAGAAGCTGTCGTCTTGTTTTCGGCTGTGGAAGTCTCCGTTTCTGCTTCTGTTGCAATTTCAGTTTCAGTCTCGGTTATAGCTTCTTCTGTATCTTCCGTTCTTTCCGTACTAATGATTTCTATCGTTTCAGTTTCGGTTGATTCAATACTGATAACTTCGGTCGGTTCTATGTTTGCGACTTCTGTGGTACTGGTGTTAGAAGTCGGCGCTATCAAGCATGCGATAATGAACGCAACCAACAATGATGTACCCTTAATCCATTTTGGTTTGCTACCAAGCAGATCCTTCCATAAATCATCAACTTTTGAGATCGGAAGCAGCAAGATCGTCACTGCTACAAACAAGACCATTGCAAAACTTGGTATTGAAGCGATTGTCATGATTCCACAAATAAATACCAGAAACCACGACAGATATCTGTGTTTATTTGCCTTCTCCTCAGATTCTTTTCGTTGTCGTTCTTCTTCGCGTTTCTGTTTTCGTTGTCCAAACATATACGTTTCCTCCTCATGTGATATGTAATTCTGCAAACATCATACCATACGTGTAATTAGAATGAAAATATTTATTTATCTACTATTAACAAGGCTCACAATCTTGAAAACTCGTCGTATTTTTTCTTATCTTGAGCAGAATTGCGTTTTCATCACATAGAAATAAGGAGTGGAAGCTGCCGCCTATGTGCATGCAGAGGAAACCCCGTTCGTATACAAAATAATTAAAAATATTTTGTAATTTCCTGGCGAGATTTCCAAAATGTGAGCCTTATAAGTATTAAAGAGTTTGAAAATAACTCTTTGCGGTTCCAACTGAGACCGTAAGACTGCAGGACGAAAAAGTCCTGTGAAACCTACCATGTAGGGATGTCTTGAACGTTTCTGCAACGGAGAGACTACAACAGACAGCTTTGAATACCATAAAAAACGCATGGAAACTTCAGAGAAGATCCCGATGTCCCGGTATTTCGAACCTCAAGTGACGTCCTCCTGTACTGAAACCTGTCGCCTACTGGCGTGCAGATCAGTTAGATAAGGAGTAAATGTATTATGAATTCATTGTTAAACGTATGGATAAATGGTATTGCAGCTGTAATAGCAGACAAAGATTTGTTTATATTTGCAATCGTTATGGAAGTCATAGGAATCATATCGTGTCATGATTTATATGCTGGATGTGGAATTGAAGATATACCTTTTATATTTATTTCGCTCGCAGTTGGTTTCTTATGGATAATTACATTTCTGTCGTTATTATTATAACTCGGAATTATTAACCTAAGAAGATTTCGCACATATTTAACACAAAACGAAGAAGCGAAAGGAGAGAGGGATTATGGAATACACACACAATGGATTTTATGAAGAACTGGATGAGTTACAAAAAGATGGTGCAGATGATTTTGGATTCCTTGAGAATATTTGTATCAGTGTTTGCGATATTCATGGGAATCCACTTAGTACATATGATCTTCTACATGGATATTGTACAACGTTTGCGACACTGCTTCATAAAAAATATGGATATACTGTTTACAAGATCGAGAAAAAGAACGGAGATTATATTCATTGTTTCTGCACCGCTATCTGGAACGGGATAACTTATTATATCGATGTTAGAGGAATTACGAATAATTATGATGAATTCATATCGGAGTTCGAAGATTTTGTAAGTAAAGAAGAATCGTTACAATATACGGTACCGGTAGAGAGCTTTAAAAATGACTATCCGTTTGCAATGGAACTCGCATCTAAGGTAGAGTCTTATTTCAAGGAATACTACGATTTCGAACTATTCCAGAAGGAAACGGAACTTATGCGCAGACTTTCATAAGACGTAAACAAACAGGCAGTTTCATAAACATGGAACTGTCTTTTAGTTTACAAAATGGTAGCTAAGCTCGATTAGGTTATTGATGATCGTCCCATATTTAAAGAAACAAGAATATGGAGGAAACAATTATGGTTTACACAACAGAACAGTTAAAAAATGCAACTTTGATGCAGTTAGTAGATTGGGGTTTCGATCATTATCAGATGGGTGAGATCATAAAAGGATTAGAATCCGGTGTGGATGTTTCAGCTTATGCAGATCCGAAATGTAGCGTAATCCAGATGGGTGTGATTCGTAAGCGTTTAGAGGACGAATTCTATCCGGCTCAGATAGCAATTATTAGAAAGGGTCAAGAAGCCGGGGTCGACGTAACAATTTTTGCGGATCGTAAGTTTGAATCATTACAGATGGAAGTAATTGAAGATGGATTGGAAAAAGGTCTGGATGTGTCTGTCTATGCGGATCCGAAATATGGCTATGCACAAATGATAGAAATCAAAAAAGGACTGGAGTTAGGATTAGATGTATCAATTTATGCTGATCCAAAGTATAACTCAAGACAGATGGCTGTTATTCGAACTGGATTCAAAGAAGGTTTTGATGTGTCAATTTATGCAAATTTCGATTATAACGAATACCAAATGAATCAGATCTTAAATGGACTGGAAACAGGTTTGGATGTATCAGTTTATGCAGATCCGAAATACTCGGCAGACGAGATGGAGAGTATGCGTGAAGCTTTAGAATGCAAACAGATGGAACAGAACGAAGCAGATATCGAAAACGAAAACTATGATGAAGACTATGGCGCCGATTTTGGCGACGACTTTGGGGATCTTTGATATCGTAGTGCCTGGTTCAAACCGCGAAGCTTTAGCTTCGCATAACCAGTCACTGTCTATTATTGAACGTTAGTAGTTCAATAATCATAAATCAAATCCTCACACTCAGAAGCTTTAGCCTCTGGAGTCCTTGATTTGAAATACGAACAGAAGACACTAGGACTTAGTTTCTGGTGTCTTTTTTTGCGTTTGTCTGAACAGATGTTATATATATATAGGATACATCAGAAAACGCCAGACAGAATATGCCCGGCGTTTTATATTGTTTACGGTTGTGGCGTTAACCGTATGAATTAGTTAATTGATTGATAACGAATTATCAGATTTATATAAGTCTAACTGATAAGTCGCGTCTTTTCTGGTTAAATGATACCCTGTTTCTAACATATCGATAATTCGATCATCAGATGCATTAAGAAGACGCGCAGCTTTGATAGCTGATTTAATTTCGCTTTCATCTAACATTTCTTTTAATACTTCGCACATATAGGTTTGTCCTCCTTTTGTTTCTTTAAGATATGTCATACGTTTAGAAAGTTCTGGAAACTTTGTATTATGTATTCGCCTCTGTAAGAAACAAGACATTAGTTCTGCGATATCGCTTCCATCATCTATTTCAGTATTAACGAATACAAAATGCATCCCTGTATTAATAATATCTCCGGTTTCTCTGATTATACTATCAATATGGTAAATTGTTTTATTCCCATTGAGAAAATCGAATTCTGATATATATACGACATATATATCTTTAATATCACTAAAATCAGTTCCTGTTTCTGAATCTTTAACAATAACACTCGCTGCATTAAAAACAGATCTGCGTACATGGTTATCGTTATTTGATCTTTGAACTTCGATACAACAAGTCGTTCCATCGCCTAATCGACACAAAGCATCAAGGATAACAGAACGTCCCCAGATATTTCGTACAACATTTTGAGGAATAACAGTCAGAACCACAAGATTTGAATCTTTCATGACTTTTTGAAGCATTTCTTGACATGTTCTGATATCTACTACGAGCTATGCAAAAAGAACGTCATCAATCGGTCTGAGTAATGCGATCTTTTCCAGCATCTCTTTTGAAATTGTCATATGGTTTTCTCCATTCTTTTGTATATTAATCTATATAAACAGAGAAAAGTCCGCCACTGACTTATCCCTGTAATTTTTGTACATAAACAGGGATAAGCATTTAGCTCTCCTTTTATTCGTATGTATATATTATCCTAACATAAATATGTGTTATGTTGTTTCTCGCTAACAGTATTATATCACAACATATTGTGTCGCGCATTAGATTCTTGCAATGTTTCTTTGTTTCGTCTCGACACATATTTACAATAATGCATACAGAAAGAGAGAATAGTTATGATTGGAAACATTTCAATAAAGATTTTCGACAGTCTACCTACAACGAATTTGCTTTTGATTTCAGATTCAGATTATGAGAGCAATCAGTCAGAAACGGAAGAAAATCATCAATATAGTATTGTTCCGAAAGAAACGTTTATAGAATTACAGAGATTTTCTGAAGAGTGGAAATATACAGATAATTCGTATTATATGGATGACAATAAGGAATCGTATACAGAGACAAAGAAGATTTCCTGTGGCTTTTTCCAATACATGAACTCGAATTGGTATAACAAAACAGGTTCATTTATGAAATCGTTGATCATCAAATGCCGTTACGAAGAGTTAAAAGATGGCAACATAGCTGTACTGTTTACCACATTTGTGGTTGTGAATTCAATTAGATACGAAAATGCAGTTAATATCTGCAGAAAACTATACGCAGATACTGAGATTGGGAAATGGTTAGAAAATACAACTGAACGTATATCATATGTGCTGCTTTTAAATTTAATCGAATGTTTTACGAATCTTTATACTTGGATTCTATTTGAATCGAAATTAAAAGTATATTTCAATACATCAGAGATAAAACTGGATTTGTTACAGAGTAATTTGAATCCGGCGTTTTTAGATACGATTAAAATGATGTTCACATGGAAACAAATTAATTTTGAGTCACGAATCGAACAGGTAAACAAAATAGGAAATATTGCCACGTGGACACAAGAAAAGAATAACAATGTGAGTTTGAATACGATTGAAGAAGTTTATGAATTGCTGTATCAACAGGTAATTGAAATGAAACGAGAGAAGAATACGGATAATTTTGTAACGATAGAACAAATGGAAAACAGGGTCTCTCAACAAAATCAGGAAATGTTGACAGGTTCTTTGTTACAAATGTTGGATCAAGATATATTAGAACAGAATACCGTGTATCAAAACGGCATGATCTTACGTGTTTTTCGTTGTGGAAACAACAGCGATATTGTATTACCGTTTTATAATCCGTATATAATGTATGCCGTATATCTGTTTTATTTGTTGAGATGTCAGTTGAATACGAACGAAGAGAAAACAAAAGAAGCGTATTTCTCTGGTATTCATGATGTTTTTAATGCGTTAAGAAAACTAGTAAAAGAGAATGATTCCATGAATATTTTGTTTACGAATGAAGCTTTAGACAAAAACGAAAGATACTTTTCAGACCAGAGAGCAGATTTGTATACATTAGTAGAGAATAAATCGTTTAGAGTGTACAAAGATAAACGTATCAAAATCGTTGAGAAATTAATCAAAAACGGAATTAACGATATTCCTGCAGTTGGAACGGACATGGAATGAATACATAAGGTTTGTTCCCGTTTGATTTTGTTTCCGTTTGTAATTAAAAAAAACAAAGAGATAACCATCATGGTTGTTTCTTTTCCTTTTTGTTTCCAATCATTTTGTATGCGAACATCTTATCACATATTTAGGATAACAAATTAAACGCATACGAAAAAGGAGGAAACGAAAATATGACACAAAATGAATTAAACAAGATCATCGAGAATCATCAGCATTATCTCAATAAGGATATCGATGGATGGGAATCCATGAGAGCAGATTTATCAGATAAGAATTTGAGCGGCTTGAATCTTAAAAATGCGAATCTTAGAGAGGCGAATTTTAGAAATGCGAATCTTAGCAATTCGAATCTTGGAGATGCGAATCTTAACAATGCGGATCTTGCATATGCGGATCTTAGAAAGGCGGATCTTAAAAAGGCAGATATTAGAAAGGCGGTTCTTAGAAAGGCGGATCTTAGAAAGGCGGATCTTAGTAGAGCGGATCTTAGAGATGCAGATCTTAGCGAAGCAAATTTGTACAGAGCATTTTGTTTGCATACAAATTTGTGCAGAGTAGATCTTAGCAATGCGTACCTTAGAGATGCGGATTTGTACAGTGCGGTTTGTGGTGATACAAATCTGTACGGAGTGGATCTTAGAGGCGCGGATCTTAGAGAAGCGAATCTATTAAGAGCAGATCTCAGAAAGGCGGATCTTAGAGAGGCAAATCTTAGAAATGCATACCTGTCCGGAACCGATCTCAGTGAAAATGCAAAAATCGATTACCCGATTACATGCCCGGAAACTGGCTCATTTATTGGTTATAAGAAAGCAATCTACGGATATATCGTAAAGCTTCAGATCTGTGAAGATGCAAAACGATCATCTGCAACAACAAAGAAATGCAGGTGTAGTAAAGCTTTAGTCTTAGCAATCGAAAATATGGACGGATCTGATAGCGGATTACAAGAAATAGAATCGCATTTTGATCCTTGCTTTATTTATCGCGTTGGAGAAATTGCAGAAGTATATAATTTTGATGATAATCGATGGAACGAATGTGCACCAGGTATTCATTTCTTTATGGATAGACAAAATGCAGTTGAATATTAAAAGTAAATTAAAGAGATGACCGTTATGGTTGTCTCTTTTAGTTTCCGGTTTGTTTTGTATGTAATTGCTTCAGTCCATATTTAGGATAACAAATTAAAAGCATATGAAAAAGGAGGAAACTTTATGACAAAAGAAACGATAAGAGAACATTTAAAACTGGCTATGAATCTGGCGGAATTGACCAGACAGGTATGCGAAAAGCTCGAAAGCGAACTTGCGGAAACATCAGAGGATGTCCTTTTCGATGTACTCGATGAGATTCAGGCATACGAATTGACGGACCTGGATGAGGCTATGGAAAGACTGGACGACGCATGTGCTTTTACCGCTTGTAATGAAGACGAAGAGGATACATTACAGGCTCCGGAGCTGTTCTTTGGTAACGATTTAAGCGTTGTCGTGAGAGTACCAGCAAATGGAGGAAACCTTGTTCTGGCAAACGGCGAATCTGATTACGGAACAAAGCAGATCGGACTCATGTACGAAAAAGACGGTGATATGATTGACCTCGCACTGGCAGAAGTTAAGTCTGGAGAACTGGCAGAGGTTGCAAACCTGAAACCGGATAATAAGGATATCGACTTGTATGTATTTTCTGATCCGGAAACAGAAGATTACACGGATCGATATCGTATCCCGTATGATAAGATTCTAGCAGATTAAAAAAAACAGAGAGACCAGGCTTTAATGCTTGGTCTTTTTTTTATAGGTTTCGAGAGCTATGACATATTTACAGAACATTTGTTATTTCTTGTATATACATAGCACATATTTAAAGTAAATCTATTAATGATTAATCGAGGAGGAACAAAATATGAGTAAAAGAAGTAAATTAATAGTGAGCAAATTAGCAGCAGCAATCGTTATAATATTGATTTTTGTTATTAGTTTCGGATTAAGTTGGATTGTAACTTGTGGCGTTATTAAGCTGATTACAATGTGTTTTGGATTGACATTTAAGTGGTCAATTGCCACTGGTATTTGGCTTATACTTTGTCTTTTAAGGGGTTCATTTAATGCGACTGTTGAAAAGTAATAAAAGAAAATAAACCAAGATGGAAAGATTTTATGAACGGTTCGCAAAAGAATTAAAACGTAATGGAGTGTACGAAGAACTTTGCGAACATGTCAGACAGAGAGGTCTGAAAAAAGAAATCCGTAAACAAATAGAAGAGACTGACTATTAAGTTAGTCTCTTTTGTTTCCGGCATTTTGTATGCTATTCGCAAAACCCATATTTAGGATAATAAATTAAAAGCATACGAAAAAGGAGGAAACGAAATATGACACAAAATGAATTAAACAAGATCATCGAGAACCATCAGCATTATCTCAATAAGGATATTGACGGATGGAAATCCATGAGAGCCGATTTATCATATAAGAATCTGAGCGGATTGGATCTTAAAAACGCGAATCTGTACAGAGCAGATTTAAAAAATGCGAATCTTAGAGAGGTAGATCTTAGAAATGCAGACCTTAGATATGCGAATCTGAGACATGCGGATCTTAGTAATGCAGATCTTAGTGAGGCAAATATTGACGGAGCGGATCTTAGATATGCGAATTTGTACGGAGCAAATCTTAAAAATACAGATATAATCTATGCAAAGATCAGTGAAGACACAAAAATCGATTATCCGATTGTATGTCCAGAAACTGGTTCATTCATTGGTTATAAAAAAGCAGTCTCTGAAAAGATCGTAAAGCTTCAGATTTGTAAAGACGCAAAACGATCATCTGCAACAGCAAAGAAATGCAGGTGTAGTAAAGCTTTAGTCTTAGCAATCGAAAATATGGACGGATCTGATAGCGGATTACAAGAAATAGAATCGCATTTTGATCCTTGCTTTATTTATCGCGTTGGAGAAATTGCAGAAGTATATAATTTTGATAACGATCGGTGGAGAGAATGCGCTTCTGGTATCCATTTCTTTATGGATAGACGGGATGCAGTTGAATATGGATTTTAAAAACATATCAAAGAGATAACCGTCGTGGTTGTCTCTTTTTGTTTCCGGTTTGTTTTGTATGTAATCATTTCAGTCCATATTTAGGATAACAAAACATAAGCATACGAAAAAGGAGGAAACGAAAATATGACACAAAATGAATTAAACAAGATCATCGAGAACCATCAGCATTATCTCAATAAGGATATCGATGGATGGGAGTCCATGAGAGCAGATTTATCATATAAGAATCTGAGTGGCTTGAATCTTAGAAATGCGAATCTGCACGAAGCAAAGCTTAGCAGTGCGAATCTTAGAGATGCGGATTTTAGAGAGGCAAATCTTAGCAATGCGGATCTTAGAAATGCGAACCTTAGAAATGTGGATCTTAGAGAAGCGGATCTTACAGAAGCGGATCTTACAGAAGCGGATCTTAGAGAAGCTGATATGTACGGAGCGTATTGTTGTTATGCAAATCTTAACGGAGTGGATCTCAGAAATGCTGATCTTAGTGAGGCAGATATGTACGGAGCGAATCTTAGGGATACGAATCTATTCGGAGTAAATCTTAAAAACGCAAATATAATCTATGTAGAAATCAGTGAAGATACAAAAATCGATTATCCGATTGCATGTCCGGAAACTGGTTCATTCATTGGTTATAAGAAAGCAGTCTGTGAATATATTGTAAAACTTCAGATTTGTGAAGATGCAAAACGATCATCTGCAACAACAAAGAAATGCAGGTGTAGTAAAGCTTTGGTCTTAGCTATCGAAAATATAGACGGATCTGATAGCGGATTACAAGAAATAGAATCGGATTTTGATTCTCGTTTTGTTTACCGCGTTGGAGAAATTGCAGAAGTATCTGACTTTGATGATAATCGATGGAATGAGTGTTCACCTGGTATTCATTTCTTTATGGATAGACAGGATGCAGTAGAATATGAATTTTAAAATACATCAAAGAGATGACCATTATGGTTGTCTCTTTTTTTTTGTCCAGATAATAGAATTCCATGAGATTTAGTTCTTTATGATTGTTCAAACGGTAAATCTTTTTTCGTTTTAGTTTGCATCCGTCCATACCATATTTAGGAATGTAAACAAATGCAATGATTCATGGAGCACAGGAAAAGAAGACGACAATGAAAGGACACCGAGTCACTAGCGACCTAATGAGGCGTGAACATCTGGGTGGACGGTCTGTGTAGAATATGAAACATGCGTTGTTACAATCATAAAATCTTACCTAAAAACGGAGGAAAACATTATGAAACTTATGGAAATCGTAAAAGCAACAGCAGAAGCAGGACGTGAGGTAGTTGGTATCGAGGTAGCAATGAGCAACGATGACAGCTTATATCGCATTACAGAGTACGATGCGGAGTCAGGTGCTATCAAGGTCGCAAAGATCCTTGAGGACGGCACTACAGACTCAAACGAGATTGTATTAAGCGGCATTAACACAATGTTTGCACACTTCAAATACAATCCGAACCCGAAACCGACAGCAGATGCAGCAATCGTAGACGGGGATTTAGTGATCGATAACGGACCAACAGTATCCCTTGGCAGCATCAAAGCTCAGAAGGTACTTGGTGCGGTTCCTGGATTGGTAATCCTTGGAGTTGGAGAGCCAGAAGATGAGGAACTTGAGGTTTATACCTTCAATGCTCAGTTTTCTGCCGATCCGGACTTCGTTGGAACATTCAAGGACGCAGGATTCACAGTCCCAGCCAACACAAAGGCGGTTGTTATCGATGACCGTACTTACTTTATTGAAACGGTGGTCACACCAGTTGAGATCAAAGATAAGGATGGCAAGGTAACAGATGTCAAAGAGATCTGCTCCAGCGATCTCATCCAGATCATGGCAACCGGTACTGGAGAAGATACAACCGTAAGAGGCGTATCATTCTTCGGAGATAACGGCAAGGTTATGGACTATGAGGATTTCTGCTACGAGGAAGATCTTGATGAGGATGACGAGGATTCTGAAGATGCATACGATGCATACCTCAAAGAGTTCGGTGGCTCTGGTTCCGGATTTGCGGTTCCAATCGAGAGTGTCCGCATGGTAGAGCAGGCAGGTCGTAAAGATTTAGTTGTTGTAACCAAAGACACAATCGACGATGACGGATACCTTACAGATGAGGAACAGCCAACAATTCGCCTGTTCACAATGGACGGCAGAAAAGTTGGAACCTTCCTTGTAAACTCCATGGATGCGAAAGTATACCTTGGTGGATCTACAAAGAGTGCTCCTTCTGTAACTGTATTCGACAAAGACCAGATCTTTGTAAGAGCAGACAAATACGGTATGAAGATCTTAAAAGATCCGAAGATCGTAGAGGCTCTGGAAGGTCACACCGTTTACTGCGGCAAGGAGTATGACGAAGAGACAAAAACTGCAACTTATTACTTCGGTGATGAGAAGCAGAACGTAGTCGGATTCTCATACAGAGAGACAGACAGAGGTCCTGTTATCAAACTGGTAACTGAGATCTAGTCTGCAGCTAGTCCGTAAACAAACAATGAGAGTCAACCTTCGGGTTGGCTCTTTTTGTATGCGAACGTTCGATTCCATATTTAGGATAACAAAAACAAACGCATACGAAAAGGAGAAACCGAAATGAACAGATTATCAACTAACGAACTGAGACAGCTTATTAAGAAGTCAGGCATGACAACGGAGGAGTATTATAAGAAATTGTTTGCGTTACAGGAAGATATCGAATTTTTTAACCTGTATATGAAACGAAACAAAAAGAGCGAATACGGATTGGTTGTCAAAGTAAAAATAGGTGCCGGACGTGCTTTCGATGATATCTGGAAGAAATACGGATACGGAACAGACAAAGACAGTATCGAGCGTACATTTGCTGAAACTACTCTATTAAGTGTTATTTTCAAAGATATGTATGATGGTACTGACATCTATTCTGATGACGAGATCCGTAGTTTCAAATTTAGCTTTGAAATGTATGACGAGACAAATATGGAGGATTACATCTCAGACTTCACTGGATGCTCGCATGGATGGATGGACGTAGCAAAACAGCTCGAATTACTCGAGATAAAAGAGTGTTAACAAAAACAATGGGAGTCAACCTTTGATGGTTGGCTCTTTTTGTATGGTTTTCGAGACCTATAACATATTCATAAAACCCATATTTAGGATAACAAAAACAATTACACAATAAGAGGAGAAACGAGAGATCCTTTTATTGTATTAATTGTGAACAATATGATATAATAGGAGATAGAAAACATGGATTTCGAAGACGATGTATTTGATGATGTGTTCGAGGACGATCGTTATGATAGTCAAGGCCAAGACAGAGATGAAAAGATGTTAATGGAACAACTTGAACACGAACAGTCACTAATATCTCGAAAATTAGAAACAAATGCTTTTTCAGTAGACAGAACGTTTGTAAACTCAATTGAGTATCATCGTTTGTTTGATAATCTCGAAATGTTACAGATTAGTAAGCCGGTACGAGAGGGATTGTATCGAGAAACTGGCAGATTGCTAGAATTTGTAGATGGTCAGGAGTCTGAAAGAATGATTGCGGTCAATGCAAGAACCGGTGATCTTGTTGTTGATAATATTACTAGACTTGGAAGTGGGACAATATCAGGAACTGGATTTAACGAAAAAGAGTATGCATTAGTTCAGAACTGTAAGGATGATGTTATAATCATACATAATCATTCGTTAAATGTTAGACCATCATTCAAGGATTTAACAACATTTTTAGATGAACCGAAAGTAAAGTTTTCAATAATTGCGTGTCATGATGGAGATATATACGTAGTGTCTGACGTAAGTCCCAAAATATTAGAAGAATACGAAAACTATTTTCAAGAAGTAAAAACGTATATCTCTGATGTGAAAACGGCACAATCATTAACTTTATCTCATATTTATCAAAAGAATGAGACGCTAACCGAAAAAGAAAAACTGATTAAATTCAAGCATTTGCGAAAGGAGTTATGACAATGAGCGAAAACAAGTATATGATCATGGATGAAACAATCAGACCGTTCGAACCGGGAGAACCTGGATACGAATTGCTTTTGAAATTGGAGCCTGTATTCGCAGAGATTGATAAGAAAATTCTTGCAAAAAAAGATTCAAAAGAAAGAAATCTGATTAAATCTGAAGAATCCAAGTAAAAGAGACAGAAAAGGAACCTATACACAGATTTGTGTACGGGTTCTTTTCTTTATGGAAAATGCTCTTTTTGTGTCCGTTAGTCATAGATCCCAGACTTTATAACCACAAATCCGTACCCGTTGCATTTCGGACACGGGCAGCAGGATTCCTTTTCTTGTTTCATGAATACTGTTTGTGGGATCGGCAGGTAGGAAATCTCATTACAGTCCGGACAATGTGCGACCTTTTCTTCGTAGGTCCCATATTTTCCGCAAACAAGAGTTACGTCATAAGTGAAGAGTTTCCGACAGTGTTTGCAAAAGAACGGGACCGAATTGACTTCAATTCGTGGGCGTTCCATTGTTTTGTACACGAGTGCGAGTTCATCGGTTCTGTTACCGTCTTCGATTGACTTTATAACTTTGCTTTCTTTCTGACTGCTGCCAGAGCAACCGTATACAGCATGAAATTCATACTCACAGTCTAAACATTTCGTATCATAATAGTTTCCCATACTTCAAATTCCTCCGTTGTATTCGTATTTGTTATCACTGACATACATCATTATAAGATATACTTATGGTTTTGTCTATTTTGAAGACAGATTGTTTTGTTTCCGGTTCTTTTTCGTTTCCTCTGTTTGTGTTTCGACCATATTTAGGCTGTTACTCGTAAACAATTTAGTTTTGAACACAAAGAAAGGAAACGAAATATTATGAAACGAAAAGCAGTGAGTTGTCTGCTTGTTCTGGCTGCGATCATGACGATGACACCTACGATTCCAACATTGGCAGCCGAAAATCCGGACAACACAACACAGGAAGCAACAACGACAGGAAATCAGGGAGCAACTATCACATATCAACAGGATTCCGCTTTTACTGTAACCATTCCGAAGACGATTACTTTAGGGCAAAATAAGAGTGCAACCTATGACGTTAAAGTAAAGGGTGACATTTCCGGGAATGAGACGGTTACTGTTACTCCTGATGCGACCATGCAATTGACGGATTCGAATGGAAAGGCTGCGGTCACTGGAACTATTACACAGGATATTACAGAGTTTGCAGCCGATCAGGTGAATCTACCGGATGGTGGCAGCACGACAGGTAATATTGTAGCAAACGAACTTACGTCTGGTGATTGGTCAGGAAATTTTGAGTTTGCGATCGGAATCAATAAAGAATTAGTAGCAGGATTGTATGATGCAGATGGAAAAATGGTTTGTACTTGGGAAGAGAGTGGAATCGATGTAGGTAAAGACTATGCATTTAATAATTATAAAACTGATCCAGCGTCTGCGTATTCCGTACTACAGGCAAAACCGGAAGTAAAATCAATTGTAATGCCAGACAGCGTAACCAGTATTGGAAATTACGCATTTTATGGTTGTTCGTCATTAACAAACATTACGATACCGGATAGTATAACAAGTATTGGCAATAATACATTTTATAATTGTTCTTCGCTTACAGACGTTGCAGTACCAAACGGTGTAACAAGTATTGGAAGTTATGCATTTTACGGTTGTTCCAATTTAACCTCAATTGCCGTACCAGACGGTGTAATAAGTCTTGGAGACCATGCATTTTCTCGTTGTTCTGGTCTAACAGCAATCACAATTCCAAACAGTGTAACAAACATTAAAGACAGTGCATTTTCACGTTGTACTAGTTTAACATCAATTACAGTCTCAACCAGCGTAACAAGTATTGAATCAGGTGCATTTAGTGGTTGTATTAGTTTAGCCTCAATCACAATACCAGATAGAGCAACAAGCATTGGAAATGGGGCATTTAATGATTGTATAAGTTTAGCATCTGTAACCTATAAAGGACAGACATATACAAGCAAATCAACACTAACAACAGCATTTGGTAACAACGTAACATTGGGAACTAATCCGTTTAGTAACACAGCCTTAACCGATTAGTCCGATACACCTCATACCAAGAAAAGTCACACAACAGAGAACAAAGTGTGGCTTTTCTTTATATCATTTTGTTTCCCATCTTTAGTATGCCCTTATTTCGTCCATATTTAGGATAACAAAACAACCCGCATACAAAAAAAAGGAGGAAACAAATTATGTTGATTACATTGACTGGAATTGTATTAATAGTTATTGGAATTATTATCATCTGGCTCTGTATTAAGGTTCCAAAATTCAAGAAAGTAGGCAAATACCTTGGAATTGTATTTCTGTCGGTTGGATTTGCATGGATGGCATTTGTATTCGAGGTCATTGGATTGCAGCGTATGAAAGAGGATTCGGAGATAGCAAACAATCAGAAAGAATACGTAATGCTGTGTGCAAATATTCGTTTGCTGGAAGCGAATCCGGATGATGAAGCAAAGGATACAATCATCGAAAATGTCAACGACTGGAACGAAAAAGTAGACAACGGAAGAAAGTATCTCAAAGATCCGTGGACCAGCTGGTTATGGAACAAGAATATAGTCGACTCAATGGAATACATTGAGATTCCGGAAGACCTGATTAAATAACCGAAAACGAGAAGAGTTACTGACACGGTAGCTCTTTTTGTGTGTTTTCTATGACGAGGTTTTCAAGAAGTGAGCCTATTAATTATAGTTAACAAAGTCATAGAAAAAGGAGGGATCGGACATGGCAGTAATTCTGCTCTTAGGAGTTATGTTTTCAGGGTTGATTTTGTTCATAAATACAATTGCATACCTTTACGATTTCGATCTGTCTGGTCATGAATCTGAATTTCAGGATCTGTTGGAGTTGTTTGTAGAGCTAGGATCCATAATCATTGTATGCGGGGTCTTTTTCTAAACGCGAAGCTTGTATTCCAAATATGCTTATATACTTCATTTAACATACAACTACTGGAATCCATATTTAGGATAACAAAATCATGATATTAAAAAGGAGAAAACAAATTATGACAGACTACACAAAAACGTATCAAGAAATGTCAGACATTATCAACAATGGCTTAACACGTCCTGGCTGTCCGGGTTACAATTCGTTTGTAAGAACATTTGGGACAAAAGGAGATATCTATCACAAACAGATCCTCTCGAAGATTTTGGCAGAAGGATGCATGGATGAGAATCCGCGCCCGAAATATATTGATAACTACGAGGGAGCAACATTATCAGAACACGGAAATTATATTATCACAAAAGACGGGCGCCAGATCAGCATCGGAGAAGGCAGTGCTATGATCGAAAACGGCAATGTTGTACTTGTGACACCAGCACATACCAAATTCGTAAACCACATCATGACGCAATATGATATCTCGAAAGGGGAATTACCAATTCTGACATTGAGACCTATCGCATGGAAATCAGCAGTCAAAGAAATCTTATGGATTTACCAGATGCAGAGCAACAAACTGTCAGACCTTCATGATCTTGGTATCAAATATTGGGACCAGTGGGATATTGGCGATGGAACAATCGGCTGCAGATATGGAGCAACCGTAAAAAGACATAATCTCATCAATCGGTTGCTGAATGGATTAACAGCCGACCCATTTGGACGCCGACACATTATGTCCCTATGGCAGGAAGACGACTTTTCGGATACAACTGGCGGAACCACAAGCGGACTTAACCCATGTTGTTACGAGACAATCTGGAATGTACGCAGAGGTACCGACGGAAAGATGTATCTGGATATGTTGCTCAACCAGAGATCGAGTGACTTTGCAGTTTCAGTTTCGATCAATGAGATGCAGTATGTGGCACTTCTTCTTATGGTTGCAAAACATTGCGGATACGAACCTGGTGTTTTCACACATATCACCGAAAACGTGCAGATTTACGATCGTCATATGGACCAGGCAAAGGAGCTCATTAACAGAAAACCAATTTCTTGTAACCCGAAATTTGTACTCGAAACAGAGAAAACAAATTTCTTTGAATTCACGATCGACGACTTCAAACTTATAGACTACCCAAGAGAAATAATCAAGGAGTTTAATCCGCAGTTGAAGTTTGACCTCGGTGTCTGAAACAAAAACAAACAGAGTCAGCCATTATGGTTGGCTCTTTTTGTTTCCAAAGTATTTGTGTGCAACAGTTACGTTCCATATTTAGGATAACAAATAAATTTAGCACACAAAAAGGAGGAAACGAAAAATGAGTAATAATGTAACAAATCACACACCTGTACATGGATATAAGGTATTCAGACCTGATTGGACCTGTAACCCGACAGAAAAGAACTGTAAACAGTACACTTGCCCCGGAAAATTTGAGGAAGAAGGGGAGCTTAATGTTTGCGGTCACGGTATGCACTTCTGTCAGACTGCTGCTGACTGCTTCAATTATTACAATTTTGACAGCAACAACAAAGTTGCAGAAGTTATTGCCTATGGTGAGGTAAAAACAGAAGGTGACAAGTCATGCACGGACAAGCTTGAAATCGTACGTGAAATCCCATGGGATGAAGTATTGCGGATCGTCAATATTGGAAAGAATTGCACCGGGATCAACAACACCGGGAACAGGAACACAGGGCACTACAACACCGGTGACCGCAATACCAGGAACTGCAACACCGGGGACAAGAACACCGGGGACAGGAACGCTGGGAATTGTAACGCAGGAGACAGGAACACCGGGAACAGGAACACCGGAAGCTACAATACCGGAAACTACAACACAGGGGATTGGAATACCGGGTATTGGAACACCGGGAACAACAACACCGGGTACAAGAATACAGGAAATCAAAACACTGGGGATAGGAACACTGGGAATAGGAATACCGGGGATTGGAACAAGTCATCTTTTAATACTGGCTGTTTCAATACAAAAGAACAGAAGATATTGCTGTTCAATAAACCGTCAGATATGACCTATCGTGACTGGTGTGAATCTGATGCACGGTGGTTATTAAAGCAGATACCAAAGGATGTTGTTGAATGGATTTGGTCCGACAATATGACTGATGAAGAAAAGGAACAGCATCCGGAATACAAGACAACACGCGGTTACTTGAAAGTGCTTGACGAGTCTGAATGTGGTCAGTTGTGGTGGAATAATCTTGCTGCAAAAGACAAAGAAATCATTAAGTCGATTCCAAACTTTGATCCAGATATTTTTTACGAATGTACTGGAATAAGAGTCGACTAACGAAAAACAGAGACTGACAAATTGGTTGGTCTCTCTTTTTGTCTCCAAAGTATTTGTGTGCAAGTACTTAATACCATATTTAGAATAACAAATAAATTTAGCACACAAAAAGGAGGAAACGAAAAATGAGTAATAATGTAACAAATCACGAACCAGTACATGGATTTAAAGTATTTAATCCAGACTGGACTTGCCGAAATTTTCAGTATGAGGTAGGAAAAACATTTGAGGAAGATGTTAACCCAAGTTGCTGTGACCGAGGATTTCACTTTTGCGAAAAGGCTGCCGACTGCTTCAATTATTACAAATTTGACAGCAACAACAAAGTTGCCGAAGTCATTGCTTATGGTGAGGTAAGAACAGACGGCGACAAGTCCTGCACAAATAAAATCCATATTGTAAGAGAGATTCCTTGGATGGAACTCTTAACAATCGTAAATACTGGAAAAGATAATACAGGATTAGGAAACACCGGAGACATGAATACTGGGGTCTGGAACACCGGAAGCAGGAACAACGGAAACAGGAACACTGGGAACAGGAACACTGGTGACTTCAACACTGGTGACTTCAACACCGGGGATTGGAATACTGGGGATTGGAACAACGGAAACTGCAACGTCGGGGAATGCAACACCGGAAGTGGAAACACCGGGGACAGAAACACCGGGAATATGAACAGCGGAAGCTTCAATACTGGGGATTTTAACAATTCATCTTTCAACGCAGGTTGTTTCAATGTAAAAGAACACAAAATCATGTTGTTCGACAAACCGTCAGATATGACCTATCAGGATTGGTTAGACTCAAAGGCCAGGGAATTACTGATACAGATACCAAAGAGTGCCGCTGAATGGGTGAGTACAGACGACATGACGGATGAAGAAAAAGTAGCACACTCAACATATAAGACAACAGGTGGATATCTTAAGGAGCTTGATATGTCTGAATGTTGTCAGATGTGGTGGGATAGTCTTGATATAGACGATAAAGAAATCATCAAGGCGATTCCAAACTTTGATCCTGATATTTTTTACGAATGTACTGGAATTAAAGTCGACTAACAAGAAACAGAGACTGACCAATTGGTTGGTCTCTCTTTTTGCCTCCGGTTGTTTTGTATGCGAAGAATCGAACCCATATTTAGGATAACAAAAACAAAGCATACGAAAGTAAAGGAGGCAAAAAGTATGGCAAAGAAAAGATTGAAAGATATGACGGATCACAAAGTAATGAGTTTCAAAGAAGCCGCAAAAGCGTTAAATTGGACTCTCACAGAGGACGACGAAGTTTACACAGTATCCTGTGACTGCGGTAGCAGCAAAATTGAGTATACTGGAGTAATTGGCGTACAAAAAGTAAGATGCGGTAATTGCGGGAAACAAATGTCAAGTCTGATTTCTTTGAATCCGGCTTGTCGTTCAATGCTTGACATCGAGAAAGACGAGGAAGGAAATGAGCGGTTCTGGATCATTGAAGACAAGAAAGAAGTCGATAATGATGAGAATCAGACAGAAACGATAACAAGCTGGCTTGCAAAGCAGGAAGATTACGGTCTCTGTAACCCACCAATGGATGCTCAGAAAGCATTGCTTTTTCTGGCTGAGTATTTGGATATTCCGGAAGACACCATACCTGAAAACGAACAACAGACAAATACCTATATTGTTTGCAAAATCTTAGACAGATACAGCAAAAAATATAGAAAGGAATTGAAAAACAAATAAGAAACAAACGAAAGAGCCTATTCCAATTTAGTGGAGTAGGCTTTTGTGTACCTCCGGTTGTTTTGTATGCGAAGAGTTGAACCCATATTTAGAGTACAAAAACAAAGCATACGAAATAAAGGAGGAAAAGTGAAGTATGGAAAAGAAAAGATTACAAGATGTTACTGATTACAAAGTAATGAGTTTTAAAGAAGCTTGCGATCATCTTAACTGGAAGTTACCAATGAGTCCGTTTGGTGATATAGTTGGAAATTGTGGTTGCGGATGCGAGCTTAAATTTCGGATGATTTTGGGAAGAAATTACCTCATGTGTCCAAAATGCGGAAGATATATGGTAAATATATTTTCTCCTGTTTGTGAAGAAGTAAAACAGAGAACACCACTTGACGCAAATGATTTTAACTTTGAAAAAGACGCAAACGGATGCGATCGGTTCTGGATTGCTAAATTCGATGGATTCGATCATGGTGGAATCGTTACAGACAAAACGAAGGTCGAAGAAAATCGTGTCATTCCAAAAGCCGCATTCGTTCAAAAGCCGTTAGATGAAGGGATTACAATAGAAGAGATCACAGAACTTGTCGGCAGGCTCGAATGCGAACAGGTAATTCCAATCGAAGTGCAGGCAAACAGTAGTTGTGCTATTGGTTTTATTTCATTGGATGCTGCTGAAGAATTAGATTACGATTATGATAATCTGATTCGGAATGTATCTGAGGTAATCGAAGACATGGATAACGAAACAGAGTATGGAAACTACGATTTTGATGGATTTCCGGTATATATCGGATATTAGCAGGAGGAAACAATATGAAGAAATCAGAGAAAAACATGATCTTTCAGGAAGCTGCATTAATGTCAGATGAGAAACTGAAAGAAGCGTATTATGATTCTGTAGATGCTTGTCTCGGAAGCCAGACAGAAATTATGGAGGAACAAGGCTGGGATCCTGTAGATATCAAAGAACGTCGCCAGTATGAGAAGTTCCTTTCTGAGAAATCGGATCTTTTGGGATTCATTTGCAATATGAGAGGTATCAAACTTTGGGAGATAAGGAATCATAACTAAAAAACAGAAGAGAGATCGCATTCATGTGGTCTCTTTTCTTTTAGACTTCACTTGACATATAACGTAATTGCGTTATAATGAACACAAAGGAGTGATAAACTATGAATGACCGTTTAAAGAAAAAAATAAAAGAAACTGGGAAAAGCATATATAAAATCAGTCAAGAGAGTGGAATTCCATATACAACATTGAATGAATTGATCAATGATAAGAAAAATATTAACAACAAAGCAGCAGAAACAGTATATAAGCTTAGTTTATATTTGAATTGCAATATAGATGAGATTCTGAACAACATTGCTTTTCTCGAAAACGGAAAAGGAACTTATCTTGGATATCGATATTATTGGAAAGTAACGAATAGTGGAATAGAGTTGCATATACTAGATAATAATGAAGATTTAATGCTGCTCACTCTAAAAAATATGTGTCAAGATTTATATGATTGTTATCGGAAACAAGTACCTGAAATGATGATTGAAGATTATGATAATGAAAAACGAGAATGGGAGGCATTGCTATGAGTCAATACGCATTAATGCATAAAAATGATGTTTGTGGAAGTCTAATTATCGATGACGAAACAGGGACTCTAAAAATATATAAAGACAACGGAAGTGGGTTATCACCGTTTTTGGGAAATGCAGATACGAGAAGAATGAAACATTGGTGGGAAGGGAGAGCTGTTCCTGCTTCTCGAAAAATGATGCAGGAAGTATTAAAACAAGCTGGATGTACGAATACAAAAATGTATCTGGCAAAAAATCTTGCTCTATCAATGACAGATTCTTATTGGATTCGACCACTGGATATGGATGTAAAATATGAAGATGTGAAGTTATCAAGTATGAATCCATTTTCTGACAATAAAGTTCCATATCACAATGCAACTTCTTATGATTCGAATGCCGCATTAGGTGGACAAATGGAAAAATATTGGGATATCGAAACACAATTTCCAACGCTTGTGAAAGAAAGTTATAAGTATTTTGGACAGCAGGCGATAAATGAGGCTTTTGCAACTTATTTGCATGATTTACAAGAAACGACAATCCCTTATGTTCCTTATCTTGCGGGACATACAGAGGATAATGGTCTTTATTGTAGATGTGATGCATTTACAAACGATTCTGTTGAATTAGTATCCGCATATGAAGTTATCGAAGGATCGAAATTGCAAAATGACAAATCATTATATGATAACTATATTCGGATATGTGCAAAATTAGGAATTGAAGCTCAAGAAATTAGTGATTTTATGGATTATCAGACGTTAACAGATTTCATTATCAGTAATACAGACGAACATCTTGGAAATTTTGGTATTCTAAGAGATTCAAACACAATGCAATATCTAGGTCCAGCACCAATATATGACTCTGGTAATAGTATGTTTTTCAAAGAATCATCAACGGTTCATACAAGATTAAGCTTATTGCAGCAACCAATTACAAGTTTTTACGATTCTGAAGAAAAAATGGTTAAGAACATAAAAAACAGACAGTTAGTAAATATAGATTTACTTCCAACGGTTGAAGAGACAATTGCTTTATATACATCATATGGATTTCCAGAAGAAAGAGCCATAACAATTGCAAATAACTATGCATTAAAGGTTGATATGGCTTACGAATTCGAAAACGGAGCAACGATATCAATGTACCATGAAAGACAAAAAGAATCAGAAAATATTCCAGAAACAAACAACCTAGAGGATAATACAGACGATTTTGATGTCGGAGAGGATTTATAGAGATCGCATTCATGTGGTCTCTTTTCTTTTGGTAACAATAACGGTATACTAACCATGGGATACAGAATTTTTAGACTGCCTTGTCACAACACATATTTAGAATACAAATAAGAGAGAAGAGGAAGGGAGAAATGCTATGTTTGATGAGAAGAATATCGAACTTGACGAAAAGCATTCGAAAGAAAAGATAAAGGAGTACCTGGTTAGAGACAATGATGGTAATATTCAATTCGTGTATTCTATATACAGAAGACCAGAAATGGATATTATCTTTCCAAAATTCACTCCTGTATTAAGCACTGGTTTGTTGCCGGTGATTGATATACTCGATGACAAAAAGGTTCTTACTTTTGAACCAAACCCGATTGGATCCGTCATCACTCAGTCGTATTTTGGCAAGTTTATCGATGATTCTGTGTTTGCAAAAGAAGCAGCAGAATACATTATGGATCACTTTGAGGAACTCTAACAAACAGGAACGACACTGCCTATTGAGGTGGTGTCTTTTTTTTGCCATACAGAGGTAGGTCTCCGCACATATTTATGGAAAATGAAGATATGGAGGAAACCATTATGAGTAGTGTAAATGACTTGTTGAAAGCAATTGCAAACAGAGATTATTCCCAGGAATATATTAACGAAGACATAAGTTTTGTAAACGAACGATTTGATAAATTTCGGAAATACTTTAATGCAGTTTACGAACATGTTTACGGTAGCTCTACTGCGTTAACGTTAGTTCACGGAGGGATGATGACACCAGAAGCCTATCAGGATATGGTCGTTAATCTTGATGGAAAAAGAAAACACGCACATGATATGGCAATCGCAGCCTGTGAACAGATCAATCGTCAATGTGATATGTACGGTCTCGAACATCTGTGTCCAGAAGTCGAAGTCGATCCAATCAACAAAGAAAAATGCGTAAACAGAGGGGAGATTGCGGATTTTGTTGGTCGATATGTGTATTCCGTGTTTCAACAGGGACGTGAAGGCAGAACTATGGATCAATTGATCATTGACAATGAGATGAAATATGGAGACAGACCGGCTCTCGATGTTTCGTATGAGCTTGCAAAGGATGCAGGTAGAAATCCAGAACACGCATACAATCCAGGCGACATGGATCAAAATGCATACGGAGAGTTCGAATACAAAAGTGGGGTTGCCAATGACGATGCTGGTGGGGATTCTATGGAAGACGTCGAATATGATGACGATGATTTTGGAGAATTATGACGAGTTTCCGCAATTTTGAGCCTTATTATGGTATATAATATTGTGGAAGGGCGTAAATGAGACTCGAGAAAGGTGGAAACGAAATGAGTAGTGTAAATGACTTGATTACGGCAATTATGAACCGAGATTTTGACCGCGATGAAATTGAATCAGATATTGCATTCGTAAATGCGCGGTTTCATATGTTACAAACCTATTTTGACGCGGTTTATAAGGAATCATACGGACATTCTGTAGCTCGGACATTGGCAAATGATGAACATATTACTTCTGAACGATATGTAGAATACATTGAGGAGCTCGAATCTAAAACAGCAGATTGTTTGGACACGGCAATCGCAGCCTGTGATCAGATAAACAAAATGTGTGACCAATATGGGCTGCAACATCTGTGTCCGGACGTGGAATACGACGAGAGGCATGGAAATAAATGTGTAAACCGAAATGAGATTGCAGATTTCATCGGTGATTATATGTATTCTGTATTCGAACAAGGACGAGAAGGCAGAATGATGGAGTCAATCGATATGGAGTAAGAGAGGGAGACAATCATGAGATATGAAATAGACTACAGAAAGACCGGTGCAAAAGAGGAAGTCGAAAAGCTTTTAGATAGCTGGATTGCGTCTGTTAAAAAAGAGAAAATGGAAATACAGATCATACATGTCGTATCCGGTGACTTTGAAAATGATTTTGAGTTACATTATGGGACGGAAATTGAATTCAATGGATGGCAGTGTGATTGGACACATAGCATCGATTATAAAGGATATGAATTCGAAGTGTCTGGAGAGGCTTGGTATGGCAAAATCTTAATCACATGTGAATGAGATACGGAAAAAGAAATCAACAGGAATGTTGGTTTCTTTTTTTTGTTTTCAAATTAGTTTGGCTCCCAGAAAACCATATTTATAGTGATAAAAAAACATATTCAAAACAAGGAGAACAAGGAGGATAACATGAGAATTGGAATCACAGAGTACGGGGATGCTGGCGTCGACTTCAGATGGGAAAACAAATTAAAGGAAATCGATGGAGTCATCCTTATAACAAAGAACTTAAACGACACATTCATCAAAAAGGTTTTAAGCCATATGAATGAGGTTCCTATCGTAGTGCATTGTACATGTACCGGATGGGGACACACAAGAATGGAACCAAATGTCCCGGACTACAAACAGCAGCTTTCACAGATGAAGAAATTGATTGAGTCTGGATTTCCAGCAAGCAGAATGGTATTGCGGATTGATCCTATTTTCCCAACCGAAAAGGGTATCAAACGAGTTTCCGAGATGTTAAATTACTACCATTCATTGGGTTTGCCTGAAAATGAGATTCGATATCGTATTTCAATCGTGGATGAGTATCCGCATGTACGGGAACGTTATAAAAAACTTGGATTCACGCCGATGTATGGTGGAAGTTTCTATCCGTCTGATGATCAGCGTAATCTTGTCGGAAACGCATTAAGTGAATACCCATATCAGTTTGATACATGCGCAGAGGACATACTCGCATATAAATTCCCAGCCACATTCCGGATTAAAGGATGTATCAGTACAGAGGACCTGCAGATTATGGGAATTAAATATGACGGTAGATTTCCTGAGAACCCACAAGGAAGAAACGGATGTCATTGTCTTGCCTGTAAAACGGAACTTTTAACACCAAGAAAGAAATGTCCTCATAACTGTCTGTATTGTTTTTGGAAAGATTAAGAGGATGAAACAATATGAGCACACTTGGAACTTGGACAGGAAGCAGAGAGATCGAAATTGTTGAGGTCGAAGGAAGACCGATCGCTCTCAGTGGTTGGAATGGAGAACAGTATTTACAGTGTTGGGAAGTAGAAGAGATCATCTCAGGAACTGGATTTGGCATAAAAGAAGATGGACTTTGTGTCCGACCGGTTTACAAACAGATCGACAACAATGAATGGGAAATCATTGGATATAAGTTCTGTTAACGAAAACGAATGGTTGTAAAATGAAAGAAAACGGCTTGAAATATAGCCGTTTTTTTTTGTATGCGTATTCGTCACATATTTAGGATAACAAAACAATAGTATACAAGGCAGATAAAAGGAGGATTTCACAATGATTACAGCTCTTAAAGGATTTATCGAAATTATGTATCCGGAGAAAGGCGTAAAAACTATGATAAATGTTTCAAACATTGGATACATTTATGAAGGAAGCAAAGATGAAATACCAGGAGTGTATTTAAAACTTTTGGTTGGCGGACCAAACGGTGACGAGATTTGGTGTTGTGGCTCTTACGAAGATATTAAAAAAGTTATTATAAAAGCAATGAGATAATAAAAAATGAAGGGATTGATCATTTAGGTCGGTCCCTTTCTTTTTGTTTGCACTCTTGTGGACACATATTTAGATATGCAGAAAGAGAGGTGAAAAGATATGAGCAAACGAAATGTACGGGATCAAAAAGAAGTGGAGAGAAAGAGTGGAGCATCGGTTCAATCGTACCAAGATCAGAGTGTAACCAAAGAGGAGTGGCGACGAATGTGTGAACATGAAAAGAAATGGTGTGAATACCAGGAAGTCGCCGGGATGGATCGGTTACAAGCTCTGGGGTACATACAAGGGATGCCGACATTTGAGCCAATGTAAGCGAAAACGAAGAGACATAGAACACATATTTAGTTACGTAACAATAATAACTATCAAAGAAAAGGAGAGATGAATTATGAACAAGATAGTAAAACGTAACGGACAGGTTGTAGATTTTGAACCTGAAAAAGTAAGAAAAGCAATCGAGAAAGCAAATGCTGAGGTTGCAACAAGAGACAAACTTACAAAAGAGCAGATTGATACGATCGTAGAAGATGTAACAAAAACAGCTATGGGAGCAACTTATAACATGAATGTTGAAGAGATCCAGAACTTAGTGGAAGACGAACTCATGTTAGCGGGAAAATGCAATCTAGCTCGTCATTACATCAACTTCAGATCAAAAAGAGCGCTTGCAAGAAAAGCAAACACAACTGATGACGCAATTTTAAGTCTGATCGAGTGTGCAAATGAGGAGGTCAAACAGGAAAACAGCAACAAGAATCCAACAGTTGTATCTGTACAGCGTGACTACATGGCAGGAGAAGTATCAAAGGACTTAGCAAAACGAATCCTGCTGCCAGAAGATATTGTTGAAGCTCATGAGAATGGAGAGATTCATTTTCATGATGCTGATTACTACAGTCAGCATATGACAAACTGTTGCTTGGACAACCTTGAGGACGCATTCGAGAACACAACTGTTATAAGCGAGACTATGATTGACAGACCAAAGAGTTTTTCAACTGCATGTAATATTGCAACACAAATGATCGCTCAGGTGGCAAGTAGTCAGTACGGTGGTCAGACAATCACGCTTTCACACTTAGTTCCTTTTGTAGACGTAAGTCGAAAGAAAATCAGAAAACAGGTTTTGGATGAATTCAAGACCGCAGGAATCGAATTAAACGATGAAGCAATCAACAAGATTTCAGAAATGCGTTTGAAAGAGGAAATCGCTCGTGGTGTACAGATGATTCAGTACCAGATTATCACACTTATGACAACAAACGGACAGGCTCCATTTGTCAGTATCTTTATGTATCTGAATGAAGTCCCGGAAGAGCAGAAAGATGACCTTGCAATGATTATCGAAGAAATGCTTCATCAGCGTATTTTAGGTGTAAAAAACGAAAAAGGTGTGTACATTACACCAGCGTTTCCAAAACTTTTATACGTGCTTGAAGAGGATAACATTAAAGAGGGCGACAGATATTTCTGGTTAACCAAGTTAGCGGCAGAATGTACTGCGAAAAGAATGGTTCCTGACTACATTTCCGAAAAAAAGATCAAAGAAATTAAAGAAGGAGATGCATTTCCATGCATGGGCTGCAGAAGTTTCCTTACCGTAGATCGTTATAGTGAGAAGGTCGGCAACATTTCAAATGCCGGCAACTTTGACAAGCACAAAGGTCATGTCTACTACGGAAGATTCAATCAAGGTGTTGTTACATTAAACCTGGTTGACGTAGCATGTTCTTCTTATGGTGATATGGATAAATTCTGGGAAATCCTTGAGGAAAGACTGGAACTGTGTCATAAAGCATTACGGTGCAGACATGAGAGACTGCTCGGAACTCCTTCAGATGTAGCTCCAATGTTATGGCAGCACGGAGTTTTAGCTCGTCTGAAAAAAGGCGAAACGATTGATAAGTTACTGTATAATGGATACTCAACAATTTCTCTCGGATATGCCGGTCTCTATGAGATGACAGAGAGAATGCTCGGTGTATCGCATACGGAGCCTACAAAAGGTCAGCCATTTGCGATGAAAGTTATGCAGGCTTTAAATGACGCATGCGAAAAATGGAAAGCAGCTGAAAATATCGATTATTCAGTGTATGGAACTCCATTGGAGTCAACAACTTATAAGTTTGCAAAATGCTTAAAGAAGAGATTTGGAGTGATCCCAAATGTAACTGATCACGATTATATTACCAACTCGTACCATGTATCTGTTAGAGAAAAGATCAATGCATTTGATAAATTATCATTCGAGTCTCCGTTCCAAAAGTTGTCACCAGGTGGTGCAATTTCGTATGTAGAAGTACCAGACATGAAAGGAAACATTCCAGCCGTTATCGCAGTAATTCAGTACATTTATGAGAATATCATGTATGCTGAACTCAATACAAAGAGTGATTATTGCATGGAATGTGGATATGATGGAGAGATTCAGATTGTAGAAGGCGAAGATGAAATTACTCACAAAAAGAAACTCATCTGGGAGTGTCCGAATTGTGGAAACCGTGATCAGAACAAAATGTCTGTAGCAAGACGTACCTGTGGATTGACAAACTAGTCCACGTTAAACAGGATAAACTGCGGGGAAGTCCCCATAACCTTGACTCGCTAAAGCGGAACTGGAAACGGTAAACGTGAATGCGGTACGCATTTATAATGCATCAGGTCGAAAGGCTAGAAACCATAAAAAGTAGTCAAGCTAGGGATTACCGGGTGTGCAAGTCACCCAGACGCATCGAAACACCTAACCCTTATGCAGAATAAGGTAGGCAAATAAGGATATTTGCGAACTAAGGAACAGAATAATCGATCCTTAGTTATGGTGGACGTTCAGAGACTATAATTCCTGGTATTATTTCGTTATAAAATAAGATAATGTATAGTCCACTCCTGGACGAATAGTTCAGGTAATAAAGGATATAGGTACACAGTTCTGGAATCAGGGTAGAACCGAAGAAATTCGTGATCGTGTTTTACATCTGTAAGCAAACAAAAGGGTCATCACATTATGTGGTGGCTCTTTTATATTGTTTTCTTTGTTTTGTTGTTACGCATATTTAGAACACAAAATAGAAACGGAGAAAGACAATGATAAAACGGATCGATGGATTTTGCGGCTATTTTATTTCAAATGAAGGAAAAGTATATTGTAATCTTGGAAAAGGAAACAGAAGAAACGGTAAAATTGTTGATTTATACGAAATAAAACCAAGATTGACGAAAAATGGATACGCTCGTGTCTATATGAGAAGAGATTTCGATGGTAAACGAGTTGATAAATATATACATCGGATTGTTGCTGAAACATATATTCCAAACCCAGATAGTAAACGATATGTTAATCATATTAATTTCATAAGAAATGATAATAGAATATCAAATCTTGAATGGGTAACAGCGAAAGAAAACACAGATATTACAGAAAATGCAACACATATAGTTAGAGATACTTTCGGTAGATACAAAAGTAATTTTAGTTATAATGTTTGAATTTTCATCCCATATTTAGTCTATAACACAATTCAACCAACTACGGAGGAAACGATTATGAGTAACAACTTGAAAGTTATCTTATGTGCATCCTATGAAGATGCAGTAAACTATGCAAAAGAACACGACGTAAAAGCAACAGTCGAAGCAGAGTACGGCGCAGAGTGCGTACCTGGTAGTGTAATTACTATGGCACATCACGAAGCGAGAAGCGCGAATCCAGCACCTTGTAACTGGTCAGACGTTCCCGTTTTAACCGATGGCGAAATTTTAGTATCCCATCTCGACCTCGATTCCATGGGCGGCATCATGGCATTAATGGGAACGAAACCGGATGATCCGGAATTTTGGAAAGCAGCAGAATTTATCGATTTAAACGGACCGAAACCAAAAAATATGAACCAGTTGTCACAGGATATTCAGAATAAATTAAATGCGTTTTACAATTACACGGACAAGGCAGTACCGGATTTAAGAAGAAGCAGCGGTGCTGTAGATATTACGAATCTGGTTCTCGATATAGCTGATGCGATTTCGGATATCGTAAACGAAGACAGACCACGTCATAACGAAATGATTGAAGCTGGTATCAAATGGAAGCAGGATATATACGATAAAGTAGAAAAATGCATATATCTGGACAGCCCAAACGTAAGAGTATTTTCAACAAAAAATCTGTTCTGCAACGTGAATTATGAATCATCGGTATTTAATAGAGTAAGTCCCGCAATCGTTTCTTATAACAGTACAAGAAAAGATATTACACTCTCATTTTACGATGAAAACGCAATCGGATTAAATGCGTGCGAAATCGTTCAGGCAGCATGGGGACCGTTAGCAGGAGGACATGCCGGAATTGCTGGTTCTCCACGTGGACAGGAAATGGGTTTAGGCGATGCTATCGAACTTGCTAACTATGTAGATGAATTGATTCAGGTACGTATTCTTAACGATGCTGGTAGCGGAATCGAAACACCAGAAACAGATGGAATCGAAATAGAAGAATACGATGAAGATTTTGATGATTTCGAAGACAGATAACTAGAAATGGAAAGCTTGTATTCAAATTATGGATACAGGCTTTCTTTGTTCAATAGAAAGTGAAATAGCGTTAGTGGTTAACACCCACAGGCAACGAAACAGGAAGGAAATTATCAGTTATGAATACTATACACAGAATAACAAATATCACAAAGGACTTAGAATTGTATGAAGAGATCGAAGACGACAAGCTGGAATTGTAAACAGGAAAGAATTGAGCCTACAATGGGCTCTTTTCTTTTTGTTGCGAATAATGATTTCATTTCTTTGTTTCTGAGTTATACATATTTAAAGTGAAAATAAAGGAAGGTATACGTACTATGCAGGAAACAAAAATATTCATAATCTCGAATGAGTATCGTAACGCAATTACAAAGATAGCAGCAGAGAATCACCATTTTCTGATTCATGACCCAAAAGCAAACGCGGACCAAGTAAAAGAACTGCTTCCGGATTATGACGTAATCGAATTAAACCCGATGAAACATGCTATTGATTATTTCTTATTGATTACAAACAAACAGGAAGCGAAATGGTTTGTAGATCTTTTGATTCAAAACGACAGAGTTGTATCCGACTCATACAAAGAAACCATTTATGACGAAATAGAGAAACAGCTTTTAGTTAACGCAATAGAAGAAACATTAGCAAGAAAGAATTGTTCATTTAAAAATGTCTTTGAATTATTAAATTCTGAACTTAAAAAGAGTTATGAACGATCTGAAAACAACGAATCAATACCGTCGTCGATGCTTCGATCGTATAATGATATAATATCGAAACCGGAAATGAATGAAATTCGATTTCGAACATTACTAACGACATGTTTGTTGCTGATAGGTCAGGTGTACAATCCGTTGGTATTAGAACATACCATTCATTCAGAATGTAATAATATTCTTACTGACTGCATAACAAAACTAAAAACCGAAACAAAAGTTGCTATTATCATTCCGAATCCACCTGTTCATTTCGTTTACGAAACCATTATGTTGGATATATTTGTTTGGCTGTGTAGAAAATGCGAATACTTTGACATTATTGACGAATCGAAACAATAATGAGCCTTATTGTTGTTATGAAGGAGGATACGAAATATGCAGGTAAAATGTAAATATTGCGGAAACGAGATCAGTGACAACGATAGAATGTGCCCGTTTTGTGGAGCTCCGAATGATAAATTCAAACGAGTCGCAAACGGAGTCCCGATAACGATTGAGGAGCTAAAAGCATGGGCACGGGGAAAGAATTGTCCACTTGAAGATTTACGTTTCTTTATCGGAATCGATTATAAAGAACCGAAAGCTTTTGGTATCTACAAAGATGATGAATCTGGTCGATTCGTTGTATATAAAAACAAAGCAGACGGAACCAGAGCAGTTCGTTACGAAGGCGATGACGAAGCTTATGCCGTAAACGAAATTTACATGAAGATCAAAGAAGAGGCATTAAAGGCGACACCGAAACAAACTGTAACACCAAATCCAATTTCCAAGGAAGATCGCAAACCAAAGAAACACAAATTGAGCGATTTTGCAAAGACACAGATTGAACTTACAATTCTTCTTTTTGTTATTATGACTGCACTTTTGATAGGATCCATTATAATAACGAAAACACCAGCAGACACTTATTTTGAGAACACTACAAGTCAGAGTAAAATATATCATAACGATGATATTAGAAACAACTATTATAATAATTCCCGGAGAACAACACTAGATAATAGTATTTGGGATAATGAATCAACATATAACGACAACAGCAGCAGTTACGACTATGACTACGATTACGATTATGACGATTCGAGTTCGTGGTCCAGTGGCGATTCATGGTCCAGTAGTGATAATAGTAGCTGGAATAGCGACTGGGATTCTGGTTGGGATAGTGGTAGTTCCTGGAGCTCCGGTACAGACTGTGGCAGCGATTGGTAGCGAGAATGAATATGAGAGAAATTAAAATAAATCCAAAAGGTGATAACAAAACAATAAGCAACAATATAAATAACATTAGCAATCAGATTCATATAGCAATAAAAAGATTAAATGAATGTGAATGTTTTATGCGAGACGGTAGTATATTTAAACAGAATATATACGAAGTTCTAAATTATTGGGTTGGTAATACCTATGTTGGAGAAAGAAAAGATGATTTGATTAATAAAGCGTTTACGAACTTCTTTAATAGCTTATTAAAACTTCTCCTTGTATTAAAACAATCCGATAAAGAGTATGAAGAAGCAAAAGCTTTGTATCAAGGAAAAGTATATAGAGTATTAGGGTATTATGAACCATGTGAATATCACGATCTTATACAACCTGAGTATTCTGATTTTTATGTTTCATGGAGTAAAGACGAAAACATTATGGATGTGTTAATAAACAAACTTTATAACCCTATAACAAAAATAGAAGCTGTTATCAAAAACAATTACTATGGAATTGATTTAGAAATATTAGGAGTTTCTAAACCAAACGAAAAAGAAGTTGTATTTCCAACAATAGAAGAGACAATAAGAAAACAGACATATGTTGGCTTATAGATGATTCTTACAACAAAATACTTCTTGAAGTCGTTGATAAAAATATCTTCAATAATTCGTACGTTATAATTGATAGTGTCGAAATCATCGAAACGTTTCAACTACCACAGCGAATGGACTTATTATTGTTTGTACATGTATTACATATTTAAGATAACAAACAAATATATGTAATCAAAGGAGGAAATGATTATGTTAAGTGTTGCAAACAAAATTATTCAAATGTTAATTCTCGTGTACACAGGGAAGTATATCATTAAAACAAACAGACGAGGATCCGAGTCAAAAAGAACAAAGCATTGATATCGTATCTTCAATATAATAAGAAACTGAGCCTGAGAAATTAGGCTCTTTTCTTTTTGTATATAATTGACGAATACAACTCAATATATGTGACGAAATGATTACACACAAAACAGACGGAAACGAAGATATAAGAAAAGAGTCCACATAATGTGGACTCTAGCCTTTGTTTACTTTCCAGCTTTAACACGTTTTAAGAACGCCTGTATCGGTGCGGAGTCAACAAAAGCTTTTTCGCGTTCGTTATACTTAACTCCGTTATAACCGTTCCAATATTTGAGATGTGTCTCTACAATTGCATCCGGGTCACAATTCATCAGCGCTGAAACCGGAGTGTACAAAGGATGAATACTTTCTTTTTCAACACCATTTTCATCTGCCCATGTGAATGGTAACCTGATATAGATCCAGTCGTTACGATCATCAATATCGTATACATCTACTTGGTCACATTCGTTCAGATACGGGAGACGGTTCATAAGAAGATATTTTACGGAATCAGAACTATGAATCTGGTAATCATCAGCCACGGTATAAAAAGTCGCTTCTTTTTGAACTTTTCTTTCCCAGCCACCACGCCTTTCTGTAAACTCGGTATATCCATAACGTTTAAAAATGGATGGTCTGTAACTAAGCGGTTCATCATTTTGTCTGTGTCCAGGAACGGCAAGTTCTGTAACTAAAAAGGATTTTGGCATGAATTCCGCCGCAGCCTCGATAATTTCGTCATCTGTAAAATACTGTTTCAAATAGTCGTATTCTTTCCAGAACATGATCACATACTTACGGTATTCCGGATCAGCAAGACGTTCCTGTGTTTCAGCACGATGCTTGTTTTCCTCGGCTTCTTTCTGAAGACCAACTGCATCTTTTACGAGACGCATCATCAGTTCTTCCTCTGTGATGTCTACGTACTTTTTGATAAGTTCGATGTCAATTAAATTAGATTTGCTCATTATTTATTCCTCCTTGAATTGTACATATGAATTTGTTTCGTATTAAATATGGGACGAACAAACACAAACTAAGTGAAACGACATCGAAACAAGAATTAATACAAACATTTGCCACCGAACATTTTGTGTCCATTTCAAACGTGTGAGTGTTCAAAGTCACACGCGTTCCGCTTCGATTTCTTTGTTTCATTCTTATCCATATTTAAGAAGTAGGGCGGGAATTCTCGGTTACTTGTATCCGAGATCACGAGAATTTATTTCGAATGATCTTGAGAGCTGAATATTTTTATTCAGTCTCTAAAGATGAAAGCCCGTGTGTTTCAAAACACATATTTATATATAAATGTATACGCAGAAAGGAAGTGAATTACCCGTTATGAATAAAGCAATCAAATACAGAATCTATCCGACAACTGAACAGAAGATCTTATTTGCTAAAACCTTTGGTTGTTGTCGGAAGGTCTATAACCTGATGCTTTCTGACAAGATCAGTTCCTACCAAGTATCAAAGTCCTTTGGTAAGCAGACTCCTGCCATGTATAAGGACGAATATCCATATCTCAAGGAAGTGGACAGTCTTGCACTTGCCAATGCTCAGATACACTTACAGACTGCAATGAAGAACCACTTTGACAAGAAACGGAAGAAACGTACCGGATTTCCGAAATTCAAATCCGCGAAACGAAGCCGCAGGTCTTACACAACAAATAACCAGAACGGTACTGTAGCTCTTGTACAAAACGGGATCCGTCTTCCAAAGACCGGTATTGTAAAAGCGGTGATCCACAGATATCCGGAAAAAGACTGGATCATAAAATCCGCAACAGTCTCTCAGGACAGTGCAGGAAATTACTATGTTTCAGTTCTCTTTGAGTTTGAAAAAGAGATCATGCCTGTCCCTGTCTCAGACAATGTGATCGGACTGGACTATGCTTCAGACGGGTTATACAAAGACAACTATGGCAATACAGGTTCGGACCATAAGTTTTTCCGGGAAAGCCAGAAGAAACTGAGAAGAGAACAGAGACGTCTTTCCCGCATGACCGGGTCTAAGAAGGATGAACCAAAATCAAATAACTATATGAAACAGCAGCTTAAGGTCAACAAGATCTACCGTCATGCAGCCAACCAGAGATTCGACCATCTGCACAAATTATCTACCGGGATAGCCAACCGGTATGACATTGTCTGTGTGGAAGACCTGGACATGAAATCCATATCGAATAAGAGTTTCGGAAACGGAAAAGCGACTATGGATAATGGTTACGGTCTGTTTCTCAAAATGCTGGAGTACAAACTGAATGACCGAGGAAAGTATTTCATCAAGGTTGATAAATGGTATCCAAGCAGCCAGATCTGCAGTCATTGCGGAAAGCGTCACCCGGAGATGAAAAACCTGCATAACCGTACCATGATCTGTGACTGTGGTTTCGAATATGACCGTGACGTAAATGCAGCAATCAATATCAGGAATGAGGGTTTACGAATCTTAAAAGAAGCTGCGTAAACATGGAGCTTCTTATCCTTATCCTCATTCTTATCCTCAAATTGTAGGCTGGGAACCAGCCGAATCTACGCTTGTGGACATCATGTAAGACTTTGCAGTACACAGATCTACCGTATTGTAAAGCAGTGATGGATGAATCAAGAAGCTCGGTTACTTGTATCCGAGTAGTTCACTCCGAATAACAAGGTGGCTGAGGTGATTGCCTTTGGAGATGTAATCATTGAGGATCTTAACGACTTATGCTGTACAAATAAGCTTGAAATCGTTCGAGAACTCTCCTGGGAAGAAGTTTTGAGACTTGTCAACATTGGAAATAATTGTACTGGAGTTGGAAATGTTGGTCATCACAATAGTGGAGATTATAATGTTGGTGATAGCAATAGTGGAACATGCAATGTCGGTAACTCTAATACAGGAAAATGTAATACAGGAGATACAAATTTTGGACAGTATAATTCCGGGAATCGGAACACAGGAGATTGTAATACAGGAAACGAGAATTCTGGTGATTGGAATGCTGGTAATAATAATATTGGGGATGGAAACACAGGAAGTAACAATATTGGGAATAACAATGTTGGAGACTGGAACAAATCTTCACTGAATGTTGGCTGCTTTAACACAGAGGAACAAAAGATTACATTTTTTAACAAACCATCAGATTGGACATACAGAATGTGGTTTGAATCAAGAGCTAGATCTTTATTGAATCAAATCTCAATTATTAGATGGTCCTATTTATGGGAAATGACAGATGAGGAAAAGAATGAATGCACTGAAAGTGAAGCAGCTGAAGTAGCAGGTGGGTATCTCACAAAAGCGTTCTCGGATAATCAAGAATGGTGGAATGAACTTTCAGATAAAGACAAGGAGATCATTAAAGATCTTCCAAACTTTGATCCTGATATTTTCTTCGAATGTACCGGAATAAGAGTAGAATAATTTTCAAGAGAGAGACTTCATAGACGAGGTCTCTTTTCTTTTTGTTTCCAGAATATTTGTGTGCAGTAGTTTAGTCCCATATTTAGGACAACAAATAATTGCACACAATACAAGGAGGAAACGAAAAATGATTAATGTTACAAGATTAAGTGACAGAGCGTATGGATACAAGGTATTTAATCCTGACTGGTCCTGTAATCCGCGAGAACATGATGCACAGGGACAATATACTTGTCCAGCTAGATTTGAAGACGACGAAATGGATGTACAAAGACAAGGAATGACATTCCGTCCGACCCCAATTGACTACTTCAAGTCTGGATTTTACAAGTTTGATAGCAATACTCATGTAGTCGAAGTAATAGCTTACGGCGATATTGGAAAAAGTGAACATGGTACGCTATGTTGGACAAACAAACTTGAAATTGTTCGGGAACTTTCCTGGGAAGAAGTTTTAAGTCTTGTTAATATCGGCAAGGATTGTACTGGAATTGGTAACACAGGCGAATGTAATACTGGAAATTATAACTCTGGTTCTGACAACGAGGGTGACCGGAATGTAGGTTATTACAACTCAGGACGCGGAAATGTAGGGGATCATAACATTGGAGACCATAATACAGGAAACCATAACAGCAGCTATGATAATACTGGACATTACAATTCTGGGTACAGAAATTCAGGAGATTATAACGCAGGATGTTATAATACCGGGAAGTCAAATACAGGAGATTATAATACAGGTAATTACAATGACGGTGATTACAACACTGGCGATCAAAATACTGGACATCATAATACTGGACGCAAGAATGTAGGAGATAGCAATACAGGTTATGAAAATACAGGAAATAATAATACCGGAAACAATAACAGAGGAAAAAGTAATACTGGAAATTATAACTCTGGAAATTATAATACCGGAAATCGAAACATTGGAAACCGAAATACTGGCGACTGGAACTTATCTGCCTATAACAATGGTTGCTTTAACACAGAGGAAACAACAATTATGCTGTTCAACAAACCATCAAACTGGACTTATAGTCAGTGGTTAAAAAGTAGAGCGTGTCATCTGCTGAACGATATTCCAAATCGTACAGTTGAATGGATCGGAGAATATAGCATGACTGATGAAGAAAAAGAATTAAATCCAGGTTATGAAACAGTAGGCGGATACCTTAAAGTTTTCTCACAGGATGAAAACCGTAATATGGCTCAAAAGTGGTGGGATGAATTAGATGATTCTGAAAAGAAGACAATTCTTTCAATTCCGAATTTTGACGCAGACATTTTCTATAAATGTACTGGTGTAAATGTACAGCTTGAGTCCTAACAAAAATCAGAGACTGACCTTTTGGTTGGTCTCTCTTTCGTTTCCGGTATTTTTGTGTGCAGTAGTTAGTACCATATTTAGGTTAACCAATAAAGCACACAATTCAAGGAGGAAACAAGTATGCCAGAGAAAAAAGATATGTCCAACAGTTGCGATTTCATGTATCAAGATTATTGGACAAAAGCGAACGTAACGCACGAACTCACACAGGAAGACTGGATGCGATGGTACAACGAACATTGTGCTAATTGTAAGTACATGTGCGAAATCTGCATGTACGGAGAAGATTAACTAAAGTATAGAGCCTAAAATGTTTGAGAGATTCAGACATTTCTGGCTCTTTCTTTCAGTTGCAAACATGTTCCGTTTCCGGTTACTTTGTGTGTAATAATCTTATCCCATATTTAAGATAACGATGGACACACAAACAAGGAGGAAACAAAAATGATAAGAATGAGCAAAGAAATGATTGAAAAGAGATATGGTTTAAGAGCAAACAATCAGGAAAAGATGTGGAAAATGCTTTGCATGATAAGTCTTTTCGATTGGGAATTCCCAATGTTTGACCAGATTGATGAATTTTTCAAGACACAGCCGAGAACAGCAATCGAATGCTTTGATGAAATCTGGAAAGCAGATGATGTTCTTGTAGTTTTAGACTGTGCGAACGCAATCAAAGAAAACGAACATATCTTTTTGGAGACTAGAAGCGGTTATGACGAAGTGAAGCCTTATGTAAAAGAATCCTGGAGTGATATCTTCAAGATCGAATCACGACCATTTCCGAATTACGACGAGTTATCAAACAAGTATTACAAGATGTCTGATAAGATTGCAGGAACAGAGTTGGAGAAGTACTTAGAAAAACCAACAATTCCTTATATGAATGTGCTTACAGTCACAGATGCAGGTAAGATTTTGTATAGTGCGTTAAGAGCAATCGAAAAACATCTCTAAACAGAACAAGGGATCTCACATATGAGGTCTCTTTTCTTTTTGTTTCCGGATGTTTTGTGTGTAGCAGTCCAGTCCCATATTTAAGACAAATAATTAAGTACACATAAAGGAGGAAACAAAATGAGTGATGAGACCAAAAAGAATGAATCTGTACACGGATATAAGGTATTTAGACCGGACTGGACTTGCAGTCCATGCGGGAATACAAAACAGTATACATGTCCAGGCAAGTTCGAGGAAGAAGGAGAAATCGAAGTTTGTGGCAACGGAATGCATTTCTGTCAAAAAGCAGCAAACTGTTTTAATTATTATGGCTTTGACAGTAAAAACAAAGTTGCCGAAGTAATCGCTTACGGTGATGTCGTAACAGATGGTGATAAGTCATGTACAAATAAGCTCGAAATCGTGCGGGAGCTCTCCTGGAAAGAAGTATTAGATCTTGTTAATACTGGCAATGACTGTACTGGGTTAAAAAACACTGGAAATGAAAATGCTGGGAATTTGAATTCTGGAGATTATAATACTGGAGATTTCAACACTGGCGATGATAACAGAGGATATTGGAATTCTGGAAACCAAAATTCTGGACATTATAATACAGGATCTCAAAATTCAGGAAACAAAAACACTGGCTCTTATAATAGCGGTGGTTGGAATTCTGGTGATTGTAATTCAGGTGATTTTAATATAGGTTATGAAAATTCAGGCAGTAATAACACTGGATGTAAAAATGCTGGATATTATAATACCGGTGACGAAAATATTGGTAACTGTAATACGGGGGATAATAACACAGGTGATCTTAATAGTGGACATTTTAACCTGGGAGCTGAAAATACAGGCAATCGGAATCTTGGTGATTCTAATTCTGGAGACTGGAATAAATCATCTCACAATTCTGGTTGTTTCAACACCGAAGAATACAAAATCATAATGTTCAATAAGCCTTCTAACATGACTTATACTGACTGGCAGGATAGCGATGCATGCGCTTTGTTAGACAGTATGCCAGACGTATCAACAAAATGGGAAAAAGAAGCTTGTATGACCGATGACGAGAAGACTTCTTACCCAACTTACAAAACAACAGGTGGATACCTGAAGGTTATTAACAACATAGATGGTAGACAAAAATGGTGGAATGATCTTTCGGATTCCGACAAAGCTGTCATTAAAGCAATTCCAAACTTTGATCCTAATATTTTCTTCGAATGTACAGGAATCAAGGTAAATTAATCACAAACTAGAGACTGACCAATCGGTTGGTCTCTTTTTGTTTCCGGTTCTTTTGTGTGCTGCAACAAGACACATATTTAGGATAACAAAAATATTACACACACAAAAAGGAGGAAACAAAAAAAATGAGTAAAGTGACAGAAACAAACGGACCAATACACGGATACAAGGTATTTTATCCGGATTGGACCTGTAGACCAAATGATAGGGCGATATCAAAACAATATTCATGTCCTGGAAAGTTTGTAGAAATGGGTCATCTCGATCTCAGCGAACATGGAATGCATTTTTGTACACGTTTATCGGACTGTTTTTCTTATTATAGCTTTAATCCTGAAAACAAAGTAGCCGAAGTGGTTGCTTATGGAAAAGTTATAACAGATGGTAATAAGTCGTGTACCAATAAGCTCAAGATAATTCGCGAACTTTCATGGGATGAAGTATTGCATCTTGTCAATATGGGTGATCTTTGTACCGGTTTTGAGAATACAGGCGGTCTTAATTCAGGAAATCGAAATGCAGGCAACGGAAATTCTGGATCATATAATTGCGGACACAGAAATTCTGGAGACTTTAATACTGGAAATAACAATTTCGGTAGTAACAACACAGGTGGTCAAAATATTGGAAGCGGTAATGTAGGTTCCTATAACGTAGGTACAGGAAATACAGGTTATGAAAATTCTGGAAATTATAATTCTGGTCGCAAAAACACAGGAAACTATAATTCGGGATCAGAGAATTCAGGAAAATACAATTCTGGAAATAATAACATCGGTAGTAAAAACAGTGGTGATCATAATTTTGGAAACAGAAACGCAGGTGACTGGAATCAGTCATCTAATAATTCTGGCTGTTTCAATTTAAAAGAGCATAAGATCATGATGTTCGATAAACCGTCAAACATAACTTATGAAGACTGGCTCTGTTCGGATGCAAGATATTTGTTAAACCAGATACCTGGACTCAATGTTGATTGGGTGTTCGAAGTAGATATGTCTCAAAAGGAAAAAGACAGGCATCCGAGTTATGAAACAACAGGTGGGTACTTAAAACTACAAGATGATTGTAGTCGTGTTCAGTATTGGTGGGATAATCTTTCGGATACGGAGAAGGATACCATTAAAGCAATTCCGAACTTCGATCCTGATATCTTTTACGAATGTACCGGAATCAGAGTAGGGGTATTAAAAACAAATGTATCCAACAATAACGAACCAGTAGTCGAAAACACCGACAGTGAAAACACCGATAGAGATGAAACACTGAAGCGTATTCCTGATTACCTTATGCTTATAGACAAAATGCCTGTATATAACAGTCGTCATAGAAAACAGCGAGGAATTGATGGTATCAAAAAGATCATGCGTGACCTTAAGTATGATGAGGAAGATATCGACGCTGTAGATGAACGATTCTGTGAGGGGTTCGAGACTGCAAGACAGATTGCAACAGACATGTTAAGAGAAAGATATCATGAGTGTACAAAAACAAACTAGTTAAAACACAAGGAAGAGACTTCAATCGAGGTCTCTTTCTTTTCGTTTCCAGAGTATTAGTGTGCAGAAATCAGACACATATTTAGGATAACAAAAACATCACACACACAAAAAGGAGGAAACAAAATGAGTAAAGTGACAGAAACAAACGGACCAATACACGGATACAAGGTATTTAATTCAGATTGGACCTGTGATCGGTTAGATTGGGCCTGTAATCCGTTAGGATTCAAACCAAAGCAATATGCGTGCCCTGGTAAATTCGAAATAGAAGGGGAACTTGAAATTTGCCATAATGGAATGCATTTCTGCCAAAAATTAGCAGATTGTTTTGAATATTATGCGTTCAATCCAGAAAACAAAGTAGCCGAAGTGATTGCTTATGGGAAGGTTCTTATAAGTGAAAGTGAGAAATATGGTAACAAATTATGTACCAATAAGTTAGAAATCGTACGTGAAGTTCCATGGAGTGAAGTGATAGCTCTTACCAATCTTGGAAATAATTGCACTGGATTTTCTAACACCGGTAACGATAATGCCGGAAGTTACAACACAGGACGTAAGAATACTGGTCATAGTAATACTGGATCTGGTAATGCTGGAAGTCACAACACAGGAACTTTTAATATTGGAGGTTTTAATACAGGAAATCGCAACCTCGGATACAACAATGCTGGTGATTATAACGCTGGTCATAGAAACACCGGAGATCAAAATGCAGGCAATAGAAATACCGGCGATTATAATCCAGGATTTGGAAATGTTGGAGATAATAACAACGGAGACATGAATACAGGCAACTGGAATTATGGAAGTAATAACGTAGGAGACTGCAACATTGGTAATTTTAATACCGGTGACTGGAATGCATCTTCTTACAACACCGGTTGTTTTAACACAGAAGTACCAACAATGACGCTGTTTAACAAACCATCAGATTGGACTTATTACGATTGGTTAGAATCCGATGCAAGATTGTTATTGATGAGTATACCGAAGGAAACTATTCAATGGGTAGACAAAGAGGATATGACTGACGAAGAAAAAGAGTTAAATCCAAGTTATGAAACAGCAGGCGGATACCTTAAAGTTTTCTCACAAGACGAAAACCGCAATATGGCTCAAAAATGGTGGAATGAATTAGATGATTCTGAAAAGAGATGTATCTTTGCGATTCCAAATTTCGATGAAGATATCTTTTATAGATGTACGGGAATCAAAGTGTATTAAACTCACACTAGAGACTAACCGATTGGTTGGTCTCTTTTCGTTTCCAGAGTATTTGTGTGCAGCAGTCTTATCCCATATTTAGGATAACAAAGAACAAACACACATAAAAAGGAGGAAACAAAATGAGTGAAGTAACAAAGATGAGTGGACCCGTACGTGGATACAAGGTTTTTTATTCGAATTGGACCTGTAGACCAGCAGGAGCTAAACCAAAGCAATATACTTGTCCTGGTAAATTCGAGGAAGAAGGAGAAATTGAAATTTGTGGTCACGGAATGCATTTTTGTACCCGGTTATTAGATTGTTTTAATTATTATTCGTTTAACCCAGAAAACAAAGTTGCTGAAGTGGTTGCTTATGGAGATATCAAAACAAATGGTGAAAAATCGTGTACTAATAAGCTTGAAATCGTACGCGAACTTTCCTGGGAAGAGGTATTACAGACTGTTAACACAGGTCTTGATAATTCCGGAATTGGTAATTCTGGAGATTGCAATAAGGGAAATTGCAATACTGGCGATCAAAATTCTGGACACAGAAACTCTGGTGATAGAAATCTTGGATACAAAAATACAGGTTGCGAAAACTATGGAAATCGAAACACAGGAGACAAGAACATTGGAGACAGTAACGTAGGTGATAACAACAAGGGAGATAGAAATGTTGGAGATTGGAATTATTCTTCGTTCAATTTTGGTTGTTTCAATACGGATACAGAATCAAAGATGAGGTTCTTTAATAAACCATCAGACTGGGCACCGATCGATTGGTTTGCATCCGATGCAAGAGCTTTATTATCCGATATTTCACTTACCGTGTATAAAGGGAAAGATGATCACTATGATTACTACTCGTCAATCGAGGATAGACAGAACTGGTGGGATAACCTGTCAGAAAAAGACAAAAATGTCATTAAAGAACTCCCAAACTTTGATCCGGAGATTTTCTACAGATGCACCGATATCAAAGTAGACTAAACTCACATTAGAGACTAACCGATTGGTTGGTCTCTTTTTGTTTCCATTTTTTTTTGTGTGCGATGATTCGTTACATATTTAGGATAACAAAAAAAATCACACACCGAAAAGGAGGAAACAAAAATGAAACACAATGTAACAAACAAGAGAGGATTATTAGTTTTAGCGGTCCTGATCATGTCTTTGTATCTTACCGGCTGTTATTATTCTGATCTTAACGAGAATTCAAACGAAAGCACTCAAATAACAGAGCAGAAAGCGGATTCAAAATCAGTATCTGATTCTTTAGAGCCGGTTTTTGTAAAGTACGATGACACATGGCATATCTATTATCAAAATCCAGATGACAACGAAATTAATCGTCTGTACGATAAGAATGGATTAGATGTTGGACGTGTTAGATCGTATTACAATTCCGCCCATGGCGAATACAATACCATGAGATTATCCTTTGAGGACGAAAATGGAGATCAGAACTACTCCTATGTTATGGTCGATGCAATTCTTGATATCGATTCATATCGTTTATCATTAGAAAACGAAGGAACTGACGACGACTGGTCTGCGCTCGGTTTAGAGAATCCGAACGAATAGGATCCGTCAAAATCTAACCAAAAACGAAAGAAAAAAAAGAGAAAAGAACCTGCATACAAATATGTGGGTTCTTTTTCTTTTGGTTACAGAAGAAACGGATCCGAAATCTTAAGAAATCTGACGAAGTTTTCAAAAAATGAGCCTTATTAATGATAGGAAAATAAACTATTAACAAACGTACGTATGTAAGGAGAAAATATTATGTTAGATGCTATATTTGGTGTTTTGCTTGTTGGAACTATTTTGTTTGGTATTCTATCTGGTTCTGAAGATCGTGGTATCGCTATATTGGAGATAATTATCATTGCTATCGGATGTATATACTTTGGTTGGTAGCAAGATGTTTTCGTATCTAGATGTTTTTGTTGCCGTTATTTCATCTCCAATTAATCGGATACAAAAAGAGATGGCAACGAATGATCCGTTACACAGTCAGTGTACCTATTGTTATTAAACCCGAACGAAATACATATTTAAGATAACCAACAATTACACACAAAGAAAAGGAGAATATTATTATGCTTATCTTTTTAGTCGCACTTATTGCTATGATTGTTTTCTATATCGTATACACAGAAACGATGTTTACAAGCATTGGTGAAATAGCAGAAAGGTTATCATCCATTGCGTTTTGGGTTGTTTTCGTTTCCTTTATCATCTTTGTTTCAGCTCATATTGGAACAGACTCAAAGATTATGAAAAACGAGATCAGATACAACGCTTTGCTTAACGAAGTAAAGATTGCGGATGCAGGAAACGATGATGCTGCAAAAATATTAGCAATCAAAGATGTTTCTGAATGGAATCAGAAAGTCAAAGAAGATAAATACTGGACGTACAATCCATGGACATCCTGGTATCATAACGAGAAAGTTGTCGATGCAGAAAAGGTTATCAAGTTACCATGGAACACAGACAACGATTAACAAGAAAAAGAGAGTCTGCCTTATGGCGGGCTCTTTTCTTTTCGTAGCCTGATGTTTTCGTTGTCGTTATTTCGTGTCCGCTGAAGTTGATTTTATATATAGTGTCCAATAAATCGGACACAAAAAGAGAGGGCAACGAATGATCGGCTACAAAATTACGGTATCTGTTGTAATTGTGTTCGAACGAAGCACATATTTAGGACAACAAACAAAACGTACACATATAAGGAGGAATTAAAATGTTATTATTTTTATTAACCGTTGGAGCTATTTTATCAATCATCGGTGTCGCTTTGTTAGCAGTCTGTCGTATCAAATATAGTTACGATGCAGAGGCTCTTGGTAAGAGTTTGCTGACGGCTGGTATGCTGCTTGTGTTTATCGCTGGCGGCGTATACATTGGCGTAACATACGTCAACCCAATGATCGGTGCATAAAAGGAAAGAGCTTGCCTTCATGGTGGGCTCTTTTCTTTTCGTAGCCAGGTATTTCGTGGGCGTCAGCTCGTGTCTTTTTATTTAGTTTTATAATATCGAGTCCAATAATCCGGACACAAAAAGGAGCCCACTAAAAAGCAGGCTCAATTTCTTTTGTTTAACAGCAGACTCCCAGAAATTTTGCTATTCTGGGATCAAAATCAGAGTCAAGATCCATCATCATATCCGCATGAATCTGTTCGAGTTCTGCTTTTTTAGAAGCATACTCAGATTCGTACATACCTGTGGCAAACTCTAACTTTGTAAGCATTCTTGCGAAATACTCTTTGTTTGCATCAGAGTTTGATGAATCTCTGACCAGAAGACAGATATCAAGAGACGTAATCTGCGTACTGATTTCACGCAGAGTATCTTTTGATACTACCTTATAAAGAGTCATAAACTCGTCATCCGAATCGTCTTTTGACAGAATATAACGCTTTCCATCATAGACAAATCTGATATGACTTTCGGTCACCTTTGCAATGTAAAGGTTGTCAAGATTCTTGATTTCGATACTGAAGTCTGCAGTATCATTTTTTAAAACACGCATGTTTAGTTCCTCCTTGTATGTGTACAATATTTGTTGTATTAAATATGGGATTAAAGAGTGAATAATAAATAGAGTGTCCAAGTCCGGATACACAATATTGGAATACAAAGACAAAAGAAAAGACACACAGTAATAACTGCATGTCTCTTTTTGAGTTTACAACTTATTTGGACTCGGCAACTTTCTTGAGGAACTCTTGGACGTCATCACATAGAAATAAGGAGTGGAAGCTGCCGCCTCTTGGCGTGCAGAGGAAACTCCGTTAGTACACAAATTTGTAAAATATTTCTATATTTCTGACGAGTTTTCCAAAAAGTGATCCTTATTGTGAGTATAACTAAGAAATCAAGCACTCACACTCCTCATCTTTAGATGAGGGAGTCCTTGATTTGGAGAGTAATCTCTCCTTATCAAAATGGAGGGAAATGATCATGCCTACTTACACGCTGGAATTAAAACTGAATACAAAGAAATATTCCGACCAGTGTTACCTGGAAAACTATTTCCGGGAAGTAGCTAAGATCGGTAATACAGTCCGTCGTTTTGCGATCCGGCAGATCACGTTGCTGAAACGTGACAAAACGTATATCGATCTCTTACAGCAGTATGTGGCGCTTGAAAAAGGTCCAGAGAAAGAAGCCCTGTCAAAACAGTTATCCATGATTGTAAAGTCTTACAGGCTCACACAATACGACCTCCAAAAATCCGCCACAAAATTAAGAAACCATCTGAAATACGTACACTCCGATGTCTATCAGAAGATCAGTGACTCAGTATGGAAAGGTGTAGAAAAAGTACTGTATTCCACCGGGAAACAGATCCATTACAAAAAGTGGGATGAATTCTTAAGTTTCGAAGGCAAGAAGAATACAACAGGGATCATCTACAAAGACGGAAAGATATACATCAATGCATCTCCAAAGAAATCAAACCGTGGTCTGATACTGGATGTGATATTACCAGGAAATCAAAACTCGGATCATTGGTATTATGAGACCTCTGCCTTAAATGACAGAACCAAATACTGCCGGATTGCAAGAAAGAAGTTCAGTACCGGATGGAGATACTACGTACAGCTGGTACAGGAAGGGATACCGCCTCTGAGACATGCAGTGGGCACCGGAAGGATCGGTATTGACATCGGGACTTCCACTGTTGCTGCAGTGAGTGACACAAAATGCCATCTCACAGAACTTGGGGAAGGGATTGAAATACAGGACAAAAAGATCAAAAAGATGCAGAAAAAACTGGAACGATCAAGACGGGCATCCAATCCGGACAATTATAATGCGGATGGTACCATAAAGAAGGGAATGAAAACCTGGAACTACAGCAACCGGTACAAAAAGATCCGTAATGAACTCAGTGCGATGCAGAGAAAACGTTCCGACACATTGAGACAATGGCAGGAAGCCTATGCGGACCTGTTATTGGAAGAAGGCAATGAGGTTTATGTTGAGGACATGAATTTCAAGGGATTACAGAAACGGTCCAAAAAGACGGAAAAGAATAAGAAAGGGAAATACAAACGGAAGAAACGCTTCGGAAAATCCATCGGGACACGTGCTCCGTCACAGTTTCTTACCATATTGAAGAGAAAGCTTGGTTACACAGGCGGAACCTACCACGAAGTTAATACCAGGACGTTCAAAGCAAGCCAGTATGACCATACCAGTGATACGTACCGGAGAAAGAAACTTTCCAGACGTCACAACACCATAAACGGAGAATGGGTACAGCGTGATCTCTACAGTGCTTTTCTCCTCATGAATTCCGATGATACTTTGGAACACACAGACCGTAATAAATGCTTTCAGAACTATCCTCAGTTTAAAAATATGCATAACAAATGCATTACCGAGATCTTACGGTCCGGAAAACATATCCCTTCCAGTTTCGGACTTAAAAGAGCTGCATAACACAATACATGGAACAATAACTTTTTCATATACATAATACATAGAACAAAACTACATTTTCTATTTTACATATACATTTTCAACGGTTCCAACTGAGACCGTAAGACTGCAGGACAAAAAAGTCCTGTGAAACCTACCCTGTAGGGATGTCTTGAACGTTTTCTGCAACGGAGAGACTATAACAGACAGCTTTGAATACCATAAAAAAGACACCAGGAAACTTCAATGAAGATCCAGATGTCCCGGTATTTCAAACCTTAAGTGATGTCCTCCTGTACTGAAACCTGCCGCCTACTGGCGTGCAGATCAGTTAGGCTCAATGAATTCCTTTTCTCTGGCAAGTAAGAACAAAAAGAGACTGGCATTGACCAGTCTCAATTTTTGTTTGTTATCGTTCGAAACCTAAGACAGAAGCAATTTTATCCGCCAGAACATCATAATCGGTACCATAGATGATAGCGGAACAGTCGTCTTCATCTTCTCGTTCTGGATTTGGAATATCATCAGTCGTGATTCCTTTGTCGTCTAGGAAGTCCTCAAAAATATCGATGAGCTGTCCAATTAATTCTGGCTTTTCAGCATCAGCAACTTTCAGTTCCCACGTTGGTTTGAATGTACTCATATTGTTTTCCTCCTTGAATTCAAATGATTTGTTATCTTAAATATGGGTTCCGGAGTAGTAATCGAAGTGTATTCTGCAGCTTTCGGAATCTATACAACTATATTCTTAGTTTCGTATCAAAACTTGCACTAGTGTTGTTATTGAATACCTATGAATGGTTCCAAGCAGTAATCGAAGTGTATTATACAGCTTTCGGAACCTATGCTTCGTATTCTTAAAAACGTATCAAAATCTGCACTAGTGTTGTTATTGAATCCCACTCCTTTGGAGTACAGGTCACGTGAGATAAACTCCCGTGATACTAATAATAGGTTCCAGAGTGGTAATCGAAATGTTTTCTGCAGTCTCTGGAACCTATACCTCGTATTCGAGAAATCGTATCAAAACTTGCACTAGTGTTGTTATTGAATACCTATGTGCGGTTCCAAGATGGTAATTATGACATGTTATGCAGTTTTCGGAACCCATCGTCTGTTTTTTTCAACTATAACCAAACCATTATCTCAACCTTTGAACACAGTTTTCTGTTTCCTTTGCTTTTTCGTTATCCATATTTAGGATAACAAAAACAATGAACAACGAAACAGAAAGGAATATAGATTATGATTTTATTTAGCAGAAAGAGAAATCAGGAAAAGCAAAATATATTACGTGCACCTAAGAAACCAAATTATGAGTTTAAAACCTATCAGTTACCGAGTGGATATTGCGGTCCAACGAAAAGGCTCGGAAAAGATGTATTAATTCCATTGAGCCCTGAAACAAATACGAATGTCTTAGTACTCGGAGCAGCGGGCTCCGGGAAGAAATACAGTTATATCGAGCCCAATATTATGACCGCAGATCATCATAGTAACTGTATCGTCTATATGGGAAAATCAGAAGCCGAAAATATTGTCGAACGTATGACAGAAAGAAAAACATTTGAGATCGACTTAAGCAAAAGACCAATCGATTACTTCTCTTTGATTACTGATCGTGCGGATGCGGAACGATTCGTAAACAAAATGTTTAATGCTCATAAGTTTCTTTTTGATGACGAAAAGACAGATGAATTCTTTTTGGAAGCCGAAAAGAGAGCTCTTTTAGATATCATTTTGGTACTTCTTGACCGTCCTGAAAAATGCAATCACAAGAATATTGTTGAAAAGCTATCTGGGGATACCAGCGGAGATGCTGCTTATTGGTCAGAATCAATTCGATCTCTGTCTTCGGCTGTCAGAGAATCTGTGATTATGAGTTTGATGGTCAGACTTAACGAATTATTACCAGGAGACACAATCGATCTCTCAAGTCTTGTTCATGACTTTATGCATAAAACAAATACTGTTTTGTTTGTGGAAACGGACTGGTTTGAAAAAAGTGTTTACGAATCAATCTTTTTAGATGAACTCGTGTACCGGTATACAATGATGTATGACGAAAAAGCCCCGATGACAAGAGTGATTATGGATGAAGCAAGTCTTTGTTTTTATGATGCCAGATTGTTTTGTGTTGAAGCACGTCGATTCAAATTGAGTGTTGATTTTATTTATCAGTCTATCACGAATTTGAAAATGCAGCATCCCGATGACTATAATACAGTCCTTTGTAATGCAATTGCAATCGTATGTTTAGGAACCAATGATAAACCAACGATCGAATTTTTGACAGAAGCAGCCGGAATTACAACAGAAGATGCCAAATCCTCACTAAATTATATGATTGATCTACGTGTTATGCCACATGAAGATGAGCTTATTTTGTGTCCGACTTTGGATAAAGATCCAATTGTTGCAAGAAAGATCAGGTTTTAAGAAGTAGGGCTGGAATTCTCGGTTAATTGTTTTGCATGTATGCCAAAATTGAATCAGAACCATTTCGTTTCCGGTGACGAGATTTCTATATTTTGAGCCTTATCATAAGCAAACGAAAACACGTGTAAATTATGTTGGCTCTGGAAGTTAGAAATCAGAACAACCGGAAACAAAAACATGTTGCAAATAGAAAGGATCAGTTTTATGGAACGAAATGAATTTAGCGTACGAGAAGTGAATATAGCACTTGACCCATCCTGGACTCCCACAAATCTGCAAGTAATATTTAAAAAGATCGATGAAACCAGGTTTCGAGTTTGTGGGATTCGGTATCGATTTGGTGGGGATCCTGTACAGAAACTTTATGGGATTTTTGATTATGATATCAATATCAGTGGAGCTCCGATAGATCGTACTGATAACATCTTGAAACAGTATTATCCTGGTGGAATCGAGGAAGTCAAAAAGACTTTTGGTTCAGAAGCTAATTATGTGATCGCCGATTCATGGATTCCATATATAGTTCCTCTTAATCCATACGAAACCGAAGAAGAATACACATCCGAAGACGAAGTGTTGAGAGCGATGCAGGAATACATCAAAACGGAATTAAATGGAGAGCAACCAGAATTTGAGAAACACAGGCAATGTCCATCCAGAATGATGAGAGCAATTACAAATTGTGGTGTAGCGAAAAGTTAGAAATAAGTTTTTGTTTTCCGACACATATTTATGGTAACAAATTGAGAAGGGGAATAATTATCATGATTAAGATACCAGAAATAACATCAGCTGAATTATTAAATCGATTGGAGACAGCTTTGTATTCGAACGAAGAATTAGAACATAGCCAGCACTTCCAGGACATCAAAAATATGGAGGTGAATCCAGACGACATCGATTCTGATTTACAGGGCCCAAATTCGGCACAGACGCCGACTTTCGCACAAAGTTCTGTTATCTGGGCGGACGACCTGGAATGCGCTGACGAAGATTTCGATCGCTAATGATCATTGAACAATACCTGCGGATACTCATAATGAGTGTCCACAGGTATTGTTTTTGTTTTTGCAGATATCTTTTCCGGCACATATTTATAGTATCCAAAACAAAACACAGAAAAGGAGAAGTATTATGACACCAGAAGATTATTATTTAGAACAAAGAGAACAGGTTCATGATGACGTCGTTAACTTACAGGAAAAAGCTTTGCGTCTTGTGTGCAAAGAGTGCGAGTTAACAGAGGAAATCGATGAATTTGAAGTGATCTCAAGCAGCGATGAGATTGCGAAAACTGCCTGGTACAAAGGTATGTATGCAAAACGAGTGAAATTCGAATGCAGCGAACTTAATCTGACATTTTTCTATGACGCATACGGTATTGCAACATATACTTATGCAGGATTTTCTTCAAATGCAGATACATTGGAAAACATCACAAAAGCATTCGCAAAGGCAGAACAGTTGCGAGTCAAGATGGACGAAATCATGGAACGAATGATTGAAGAAAAGGATAAGGGTAAGGAAGAGGTAAATTGTCAGGAGAAAGAGGACAAGAAAACCGGATTTATAGGAAAGAAGTACTCAGATACTAAATTCGTATTCGGCGAAGTTCGGTCTCAGCTTGATATGAAAACCTTTGAAGTCCGGTATGTAGCTTGTGCAACGAGTATCGATCTCGCAAACTATAGTTTGAATTACCTTAATAATGTCGCGATGATGTATTTCGATGACGGCATTGATGAAATTCAGAATATGTACGAAGCAGACGCAAACCAGATTTTGGCAGAATGCGTATTCAAAGCGTTATCGACATCGAAAATGGATTACATGAGCGGATTTTACACACTGAAAACCGAGGCAGAAAAAGATCTCGGAAAGTATGCAGAGCAGACTTTGTAAACGTAAGCAAAGAATGCATCTATTAATATGGTCAGAGTACCACGTCCATAGGATGTAAAACACCGCATGGGCG